TCAGCCGATTTTCGCTTGCGTCCCATGCTTCCGTTGTCGGTTGAAAAGTTGTTGCAGCGCGGCGTGATCCGGTTGGGGAGAGGCCGGCGGCGCATGCGTGTCGTTCGCCGCTTCCGCGGGGGCGCCGGCCATAACCCGGTCGAAGGCGGCGCGGCCCACCAACGGGCGGCCGTTGGGCTTGCGGCTGACCGGGATGCCCAGGCCTTGTAGATACCGGATCTGCGCATGCGGCTGCGTCAGCGGGTCGCAAATTTCGTTTATTTCGTCGTCCGATAGGTAGGGTTTCATCGCGGTCCCCCAGGCGGCAGGCGCCGGAACTCTACCACCCACACCCAGGGGTTGGCCTCCCAGGAGCTGGGGCCGTTGATCTCGCGCCACAGCCTGGCAAAGCCCTGGCGGTAGGTGGGTTGCCTATGAGCGTGCACGGTCTGGTTGTCGTCCGCATCGAGCCACGCCGGCGCGCAGCCTTCGCCCTGTGCGTCGGCCTCGCTGATGTCCTGCAACCGCTCCACGCGCACGCCGGTAATTTCCAGCACCAGACGGCAGGCCCAGCGCGGCATGAACCGGCCGTGGCGGTACCGGCCTGGTTGGGGCGGCCCATCGTGGGGCGGCGTGCTGGTGTGCTTCCAGTCACGCCTGGCGCCGTCGGCCTCGTATTGGATCGGAGCCCAGGGCACGCTGTAGCCCGCGTCCAGGCACAGGTCGGCGATGTGGCTGCCGCTGTGCTGGTCCAGGTCCACGACGCTGCGCCAGGCCTCGCGCACCCAGAGACGGTCGCCTGGCTGCCCAAAGGGGCATTGCACGGCCCGCTCATGCGGAGACTGCTTATAGACCATGTAGGCCACGCCGTCAGACACCCGCGCGCACCACCAGCCATCGGGATCATTCTCGGGTTGAGAAAAGTACTCCAGCGCCTTGGCGCGCCGCGTCTGCGTCTTCGTGCCGGCCAGCACGGCCTGCACCATCGCTCCGTTGAAAAGTACCGGGCGTTCACGCATCCAGCTCTCCTTGTTCTGCCTGGGTGGCAGAAAGGGCCGCGCGGGCGTTCGATTCGACGCAGTAGAGCTGCAGCAGCTCGTCGACGACGGCGGTGTCGCCTGCGTACCAGCGCTGGCCCAGTTCGCGCAGATGGCCTTGGAGCTGGCGAAGCATCTCGGCCAAGCCGGGGGAGTCGTGTAGACCCTCGCGCGCTTGACGCAGCAGTCCCTGGTAGTCCACCCTCATGCCCGTGTGCGGCTCCGCGAGCCGGGCCAGCGCTGCATCCCCGGCGCGCTGCTGGCCGCCGTCCTTGTGCGCCTGGGAGCGTTTGAGGCCGCGGATAAGGGCGGCCCCGTTGCTGCGGAGCGTCTGGTCCATCAGCTTCGCCGCTTCCTCCAGCGCCGCATTGCGCACGTTCTCGGCGCTGGCCTGGGGCGCGGCACGATGAGCGATGTGCTTGCGCCAGATCGTGGCCGCCGCGTACAGATCACTTTGCGCCTGGGACCCCGGCGGCTGGTCGTCGGCCATTTTGTCCAGCCGCTCGGCCACGTTGTCGCCTGGGTAGTTCTTCGCCTCCCCGGCTACAGGGGCGCTTGCCAGGGCAGCGCGGTAAACGGAGAACGCGGCCTCGTCCATGGCCTTGTAGTCGAACGATTGCCCGGTCCCGTCGTAACTCCACTTCCCCGCCCTGAACACCGGAAGCGGGTGCGCGGGGAACGCCGCGCCAGAGCGTCGAAAGTCCATGGCTGCATCGCAGCACAGGACATTCTGCTCATCGGCAGGGGCGGCATTTTCCGACACCTCAAAGACACCGAACCCGACCTCCTGTAAGGCCTCGAGCAGCCCCAGCCCTCTGTCGATGAGGTCGCCCGAACTACCGCTGGCTGCCTTTTGCCAAGCGGCACCGAGGCGGTGCGCGCCGATATTCCCCGGCTGGTGGCGGTACGTAAATGCCCGGTGCGGTCCGGGGAGGTCAAACGCTGCGCCATACGCACCCAGGGTGCGAGTGAGCGTGACGACAATCGCCGGCTGCGCGATATTGTTCTGTTCATTCATAGTTCAGTCCTTTGCGCCCGCGCGCATGTTCCTGGGCACCTCGTAGACGGTCACCAGGGTTTCGTGGGCGAAAAACCAGATGTGTTCGGCGTGGATGCGGACATTGTTGGCCCTGCGGTGCTGGAGCCAGCACTTGTCCAAGAAGCGCTTGAGCTTCCCGGCCGCGTCGCCGTGCCGCTTGCCTTGATCGAAGGCGCGCTGCGCGGCAGCAGCGCGGGCCGACTTCGGCAGGCCGAGACGCTCTTTCAGGCGGGCGTCGGCATGATCGGTGATTGTGACTGCCATGTTCACCCCTCCGCGGCCTGGCGGACCTGCTGGCCGCCGTCCGGCGCCGGCAGGAGGTTGGCCGCCGCTGCATGCTCCAGCACGGTATGGCCCGTCGGCAGCATGATCTGTCCGAGAAACGCGCCTTCGAACGAGAGGATGCCAGTCTCGATGGCCATGATCTGGCCTTTGATCCAGTCGCGCAGGATCGAATACACGGCGACGCTCGCCACGTCCATGGCTTTTTTCTCGTACTGGGCCCGCGTGCCGGTGCGGCGATGGCTCCACGGGTTCTCCTTGAGCCAGGCCGCGGCGTAGCCCTTCGTCGATGCCTTCACGGAAACCTGGCGGCCCCGGTATTCGAACTGCACCAGCAGCTCGCCGGCGCCGTCGTCCACCATGCTCCCGAACTTGCTGCAGCCGAAGGCGCGCAGCAGCTTCTGGATCTCGCCAAGTGCCTTCTCGCCGCTGGTCGCGGTGCTGTAGGGCAGGGCCATTAGGCATCCCCCGCGCGTTGCGCTGCACGGTCCAAACGCTCGATTTCAGCCAGGATCAGGGCGCCGGCCTTTTCCAGATTGCGGCGATACGTCGAGGGCTTCCACCATTCGGCGGCCCAGGGCCAGCTCGGTCCAGGGCGGCCCGGCTCCGGATAGTGGTGGCGACCCTGGGCGGCGTAGCACGCCGCCGCACTCGCCATGTCGCCGGCGGTGTATTGGTCGTCATGCGCTGGCGTCCGGCCTTCGACGCTGATCTGTCGCTGGCGCTCGGCCAGAACGTCGCGGGCGGCAGCGGTTTGCACATCGCCAGCAGGGGGAGCGCGCAGCGCCTTCATGGCCTCGTACAGCAGCAGGCTCGCCGAGTTTTCCTGGCCGTTGTGGGTGAGGTAGTGCTCGATGCGCACCGCCACCTCAGCCGGGGCGCCATAGGTGTGCGCCGCCGTGGATAGGCCAGCGGCGGCGGGCAGCGGATGCGCCCCGCTGTAGATGCAGTGCGATCCCTGCCACACGCCAACGCTGACGCCGCGCGGATCATGGTCCACGGTAACGGTGATCGGGGCATCCTGTTCGGTGCTGACTGCAGGCGAGGTCGGTGAAGGCTCCGCGGCCGCCAGCAGGTCGGCGAGGCGCTCCAGGCCAGCCATGGCGGTATAGCCTTGGGGAAGAAAGCCGAGGGCGGCGCGAACCTCGGCCAGCTCGTGCTGTGCAGCGGCCACCGGGGCCAGGCGCCAGGTGTTTTCGATCTTGCTCATGCCTGCGCCTCCATGGCGATCTTGATGCGGGTTTGGTGGAACAGGTCGCCCTGGTCGTCGCGCTGGCCCAAGGCGATCACACGGCGCAGTATCGGCAGTGCGTGCCGCAGGCCTTCGATAGTGCGTTCCTGGATCGGCACCAGGTAGTGCAGCGCGATGTACAGATCACGCAGGGGCTGCAGCGGCAGTTCCTTGGCGTGGCGGATGCTCCACATCTCGAAGTGCCAGATCAGCCCTTCGATCGCGGGCGCGGCCTCGTACTTGTGGCCGTCGCAGGCCACGAAGGTCGGGTAGCCCTTGGCGTTGACCGACACCTTGCCGGTCCGGTCCAGCTCGTCGAACAGCTGTTCCAGGGGCGCATCACGATTTCTGAGCCCATAATCAACGGGCGGCCACGGGACGCGCCATGCGCCCCGCCCGAGGCCGTCGTCCCTCGGCGCGCCGGGCCTGGCGCCGGTCGTGGCGGTTCATGTAGGGATGCATGATTACGCGGCCTCCATCTGCAGGTCCTGGATGCTGAAATAGACGTCCATGCAGCCGCGCACGTCCGCCAGGGCACTGTGCGCGTTCTCCAGCGGCTTGCCGGTGAAGTACTGCACCGCTTCGCCCAGCTTGGGCGTCTTGTGGTGGTGGCGGTTGGCGGCCACCATCTTGGCGGTGGGCGGCAGTTTCAGGATGGGCGTGGCCAGGCGCGCGGTGCACTCGGCCGTGCCGGTTTTCCAGCGTTCCAGGTCGTGTTCCAGCTCGCCGGCGCGGTGCTGGGCGATGCGGATGATGCGGGCATCGAAGGACTCGTTGTGTGCGATGCGCTTGCGTCCGGCCCACATCTCCAGGAACAGCGACAGGGCCAGCGTCTCGGGTACGCCCACCGCCATGGCGTACTCGGTGGTAATGCCGTGGACCTCGGTGCCCTCATCGGGGATGATCCAGCCGTCCGGCCGGACGACCAGATCCAGGCTGGCGACTGTTTGTCGCGAGTCCAGGTCGACCAGCGCCGCGGCCAGCTGCACAATGTGGGGCTGGTCGGGGTGTTCAGACGGATCCTTGAACAGCGGCAGGCCGGTGGTTTCGGTGTCGTAGAAAAGTGCCAGGTTTTGCATGTCGTAGTCCTCGTGTCAGGCGGCGGCGCGCAGCGCGGGCTGGGCGTTGGTGCCGTGGTCGATCCAGTGGCTGGTGAAAAGGTCGGTGGGAGCGGGCGGGCAGATTTCAGGGTGCCCAGCACCAGGGCGGTGTCGAGTTCGCCGTCGGCGGCCAGGGTGTCGAGCAACCCCAGCAGGTCGCCGCGGCCGGGCTGGTCCAGGCAATCGAAGCGGTCCAGCAGCACGCAGCGCAGCCCGGACTGGGTGGCCAGCGCGAGCCCGATCAGGGCGTCCGTGCGCCAGCGCTCGGACTCGGACAGCAAGCGATAGGCGCGACCGCCGTAGGTGATGGCCATGTCCCCGGCGATGGCGACCGCCGGCCAGTTGGCCAGTTCGGCCAGGCGGCCGAGGCGATCGTTCATCGGTTGCAGGGCTTCGGCCAGGATTTCGCCGGGGATGCCGTCGGGCGCCAGCGCGTCGCCGATCTTGGCCCAGGCCTGTACCTCACCGTGGTACTGCGCTGCATTGGCGGTGCGCTGTTTCGCGCTGTCGGCGGCTTGCTTGGCGTTCAGCAGCGCCTGCACCCGCTCGTGGACTTCCTTGCGCTGCTCCTTGAGGGCGTTGAGTTGCGCGCGCACGGCTTCGACGTCGGCGGTGTCGATCGCCTCTGGAGCGTTCACGGCTTCCAAGCTGGCTGCGGCTTCTTGGGCGGCGGCGATATCGCGGCGGTCGTTCTCCACGCTGCGCGCCATCAGCTCGCGGGCATCGATGGCCTTGGGCAGCGCGGCTGCGGCCTCGGCGTCGCCGGGGCGTCCAGCTTCCCGTACTGAGCCTCGTAGCGCTCCAGCACCTCGAGGATCCGCATATCGAGCGGCCCGGGCAGCAGCAGGTTCACCTTCTCGCAGTTGTAGACGTCGTCCAAGCAGATGGCCAGTTCGTGCACCAGGCCCGTCCGCGGGCCGGCGCCAGCGCGCAGCTGGAGTGCTTCGACATGCGCGACCGCCTTGCCATGCTCGGCGAGGTCGTATTCCAACTTGCGGGTCAGCTCGGGCAGGCGCGCCGCCTTGCCCTGGCGCGCGGCCAGCTGATCGCGCGCCGCCGCGTAGGCCTCGGCCTTCTGCACCAGCTTGCCCAACGATTGGGCCGTCGCCTCGATGCGTTCGTCCAGGCCGGCCAGCTCCGCGCCGGCGTTCTCGAGTGCCGCGCGGTCGAACGCGGCTCGTCGGCCGCCCAGTCCTTGGCCTTGACCTCGCCGTAGGCTTCTCCGGTGACGGTGCGCCAGGCGCCCTTTGCCTGGGTCGCCTGGTCCTTGGCGTACTTCGAGCCCGCGGCGAACCCGGTACGCAGGATGGGCTTGATCTGGGTCACCAGCTCGGCGTTGCATGTCCGGGCCAGCAGGCGGGCGGCGATATCGTCGGGGCGGATCTTCGCGCCGGTCAGCGTGAACAGCAGGCTGCGCCGATCGTTGGCTTCGGCCTGGGCGAAGCGTTCGGGCGCCAGGACGAAGGGCAGGGCCGGGCTGGTCGGCACCAGGTCCTGGCCGTCCGCCACGCCCTTGGGCAGTGTCATCGACACGGCGCCGGCGTCCAGTTCCACGGTCACCGCGCCCAGCTTCGCGCCGTCGCTGACCAGCATGTCGTATTCTTTTTTCAGGCTGACCCGTTCTGGCGCGCCTTGCAGCGCCAGGCGGACGGCTTCGGCGACGGTCGACTTGCCGGCGCCGTTCAGACCCGACACCAGCGCGAGCGGGGTGGGCAACTGCAGGTCCACGGCGCGGGCGCCCTGGAAGTTCTCGACGGTGATACGGTTGATTCGCATGGTTGCTCCTCAGGAGATGGCAAGCAATTCACGGCCACCATCAGGGCGCATGGCTGTCACCACGCCGCGCAGCTCGAGGGCTTCGAGAAGCGACGCGGCGCGGTTGTAGCCAATGCGCAGATGGCGCTGAACAAGGGAAATGGACGCGCGGCGGTTCTCGACCACCACGCGGCGGGCTTCTGCCAGCAGCGGGTCGTCGCCGTCGTCGTCGGTGTCGTCGGCGCGAAGGGCCGGGCCAGTGCTGGTGCGGAACATGTCCGCTTGGCGGTCGTCGACGTACTCGCCGCCCAGGGCGTCGACCAGGTCGGCCACCAGGCCGCGCAAGGTGGTCGCCATGAGGAAGAAATCGGCCTCAAATTCCTCGGCTTCCGTCTTGGCGGTGCGTTCGACGTCCATCTGCACGACGTCGGCGGGGACGATGCGTTTCAGCACCAGTTCGTCATCCAGCACGAACGAGATGCGGTCCTGCCACGTCAGAGCCAGGCGGGTGCACTGCATGCCGCTTTGGATATGGTGGCGTACCTCCGCGGGGTCCAGGGGGCGATTGACGTACTGCACGGCGCCGGCGCCTTCGCCTGCCGCCCGTAGGTCTGCCAGCGTGTCGATGGTGAAGCCTTCCGGCGCCTCATCATCGGCGAGCCAGGCGGTCATCGCGCCGGCCGCCGCCGTGCGCACGGACAGGCGGTCAAGCGCGAAGTGGTCGATGCTCTCGCATAGCAGGGCGACCGCGGCGTCGCGCGGGCCGCTCGAGGCGCTGTCAATTCCCAGGCGGCCGGCGTGGGTGTCGATCCAGACCAGCACATCGTCCTGCTGCCGGAACGCCGCGGGCAGCATCTGGTCGATGACCTGTTCGCGGATCTCCTTGCGCTGCTTTTTGCCGGGCTTGTAGCCCTGGGCCTCCTCGACCTTCGCCGCAGCTTCTTGCACCCGCAGGTCGATCGCCTTGGCGGGCATCACACGCGATTCGGTGCGCTGGCGCAGCAGCAGATGGCCCTGCACCTCGTGCACGAGCCCGTAGCCCTCGTGGACCGGCGCCCAGCCGGTGGACTCGGCCTGCAGGTCGGTCGTGGGCACGAATTGATGCTGCTCCAGCATGCCGACCAGCTGGGGCAGGGATACGGCCCACCCGCCGGGCAGGCTGTAGACCGAGAGGTTGCGGAACAAAGCCATGTCGGTCACCTGGCCTTATTCGGGCGCCTGGACGCTGCGGCGCCGCGTGCTGCCGCCGCGCTGGGCTGCGGCCGTCATCGAGGTGCGCAGCTGCTGGTAGAGATGCGTGAGGCGGTGGCGCTCGTTGTCGTCGGCGATGCTGGGCAGGAAGTCGGCGGCAACGTCCAGGACGTCGATGGTCTTGGCGGCGCGCAACTGCGCTTCTACCTTGGCCGGGTCCAGGGCTTCCTCGTCGGCAGCGCCAGCGCCGGGCAACTCGACCTGATCGCCCTGACGCGCGGCACTGGCGCTGGCATTCGTCGTTGTGCTGGGGGCGGATGCCTCCTGCGCCGGATCGCTGGCCTGGGCTTGCGCCTGCGCGGGGGCAGTGTTGGCTTGCGCTGCCTGTTGCGGGTCCCGGCTTTCCACATCGGTGACGTCGGCGGGCGCGGCCGACGGCTGACGCTGCGCAGGCGCTGCGTTGGCGCGCAGTTCGTCCACGTTCACGCTGATCGTGCCATCCGGGCCAGCCGTTGCCTCGATGATGTCCTGCGCTTCCTCGACCGTCTGCAGGCCCATCAGCAGTTCCGGTGCATAGAGCTTGCCGAAGAAGCTGGCCGTGCGGTAGCGAAGCATGACCTCGTCCATGGTCTGCCACTTGCTACCGGTCTTGGTGTACCACCCCTCGCGCACCGCCATTTCGATCGATACGGCCGGCGATTCCAGGCGTTCGCCGGTTTCCTTCTCGATCGCCCAGGCTACGCAGACCTTGTCGACGATTTCGACCTTCTCGACCTTGCTGCGGCGTTCGCCGGCTTCCCAGTACGTCGACTTGTAGTCGATAGTCTTGGGGCCCAGGACCTTGATATCGAAGCGCAGCGGGGAGAATCGCCCGCAGCCGTTGACGGCCGCGATGATCCATTGCGAGGACCAGGACGGGCGGCCCTCGACGATGTACAAGTTCTGCATGACCATGAGCGGATCGGCGCCCATGCGCTGCGCCATGTTCAGCGCCACAACGGCGTTCGCAAGGGCGTTGGGGTTCTCGCGCGATTCCTTGACGTTGCCGTACTTGTCCAGCTTCTCGATGACCTTGCGGTATTGCGCCGGCACCAGGGTGCTGCTGGCAAGAAGGTTGGCGGCGCGCTGCATCAGCTCGAAGCTCTGCAGGCTGCCGAATCCAGGCGCGACGACAGGCATCTGAGCTTCGGGCGCGGCGCGCAGGCTCTGAACGGTGGTGGTCTGGGTCATAATCAGCGTCCTTGCTTGTGGCTGTTGCGGTAGTCGCGGTATTCCGCGGCGGTGGCGAGCGCGACGGTCTGGCGCTCCTCGGGCTTGGCGTCGCGGTGGTACTGCTCGACCTGGCTGACCAGGAACTGGGCGGGGTCCCAGGCCAGGTGCTGGGTCACGACCGACTTGCCGGCCTGATCGGTGCGCCGGACGTACACGTCGCGGCTGACGGGGTGAAGGGACATGCGGGGCTCCTCTGGTTATCGGAAAAGGCAGGACGACCAGCGCGCGCAGTACTTCGGGCTGCACAGGACGCTGGAGGGGTTGGGAGGGAAAAGGCCGGTGCGGAACATCGCGGCGGCGTGTTCGAGCAGGCCGGGCTTGTCGGGTTCGCCGACCATCACGCGGCGGGCATCGAAAACGGGGCTTACGGCGGCGGCCGGCCGGCTGCTGGTGGACAGGGCGATAATTTGCGAGCCCACCGTGGTGACCTTCTTGGTGGCCTCGTACATGAGCTGGTAGGTGCCCGTCTGTGCGGCGCGGCCCTGGGTCACTGCCTTGCCGTCGACCAGGACGCGTGTGCCGGTCTTGACGTCAGGCACCACGATGCCGCCCTCGGTCGCGGCCACGCGGGCGCGGTCCATGGTGCCGGTCAGGCGCACGGTCATGCCGTTGCCGCAGTCGATATTGAGCGGGTCCAGCGTCGTCTCGACGTCGATGTACTCGAAGCGGGGCGCGATTTCGGCGCAGTACTTGACCAGCACCACCAGCGCGATGCGCTCGGCCTCGTCGATCGACAGGCCGTCCTGCGCCATGTCGACTTCCTGGGCAGGGTTGCGCAGCTCGTCAATCAGGACGCCGGCGGCGTCGTCGGGCGTGCAGTCCGTGCCATCCAGGCGGGCGCGGTCGAACGCGGCCGTGCCGGCGTGCACGGCGGTGCCCAGCAGCGCGCGCATGCCGGCGGGCTTCTTCATGCCCAGGATGTGCGTGCCTTCCCAGGCGTGCGCGCAGTCGAACAGGCGGCCCCAGCTGGAGGCGCGGACGGTGAAAACGTTGGGTTCCATGTCAGCAGCTCCGTTCAGCGCGAGGCGTGGCGCTCGGCGCCGGCCTGGTGGTGGCGCGGGGCGTCGAACGTCGGGCCCAGCACGCCCGTCATGGCGGCCAGGAAGATCACGCCGCCGACGATGCCGGCCGCGTAGGAAGCCGCGTCCAGGTCACGGCCTGTGCGGCGCGCGCGGCGCCAGACGATGCGGAGGCGGCGGATCATGCTTCCCTCGCGTAGTCGGTGTCAGGCACGATCACGACGTCGCCGTGGATGGGGCGCGGCTCGCCGCGCGCTGCCTGGTACAGATGGGACGCCGCGGCGTTGACCGGCAGGCCCTTGGCTTCGGCCGACTGGTCGACCAGCATGGCGTGCTGACGTTGGCCGAGGCTGACAATCTCGAGGGCGTCGGCGCCGATGAGCTGGCGGACGTCGATCAGCGCGTGCGGGCCGTGCAATTCGGTGTCCGTGCCGTCGGCGCGGACCAGCTTGCGGGTGGGCTTCATTGGCGGGGCTCCAGGGGCAGGCGCTGCCCTGCGCGGATCTGGCGGCTGGGCAGGCAGGTAAAGACGGTGGTGATGTTTCGGGGGAAGATCGCGCGGACGCGCTCGCATTCCGCAGCGGTTTCGAACCGCTCGATGCGCATGACCGGCGGACGGTCGTAGCCCGCCGGCAGGAAGGCGAACAGCACCCAGATGGTGGCGGCGGTCATTGGCGGGCCTCGCGTGCGAGGCGGCAGACTTCGCCGGCGCGGCCGGCCTGCTGCTCATTGAACATGCCGAAATGGCAGATGGACGGGGAAATGGCCAGGGCGCGCGCGAGCCAGGCGTAGGCGGCGCGCTGCTTGCCTGCATATCGTTCGCCGACCAACGCCAGGAAATCGGCCTTGGCGGCCTTGCGCGCCTGGATAGTCGCCTTGGTGGCCATGATGCCCAGCGGCAGATCCGTGTCAGGATGCAGGCCGACGTAGGCCTGGCACTGCGCGCACCGGTAGACATAAGGCCACGCGCCAAAGGACTGCCCGCCGTAGATGTCACGGTTGTTCGTCAGCTTCACCGGGCCGCCGCAGCAGTGGCACGCCTTGGGCGGTTCGATGCGATCGCGCACGCGCGCCAACGCGCGGCGGGAAACATAGGGAAGGGGGGCGGGCGCGGTCAGCTGGGTCTTGCTCCGGCTGCGCGGGTCGACGCCAAGGACTTGGATCGTCATACGGTCGGGCTCCAGGGATCGGTGCGGCGCAGGACGGCCGCGATGAAGTCGATCCCGCGCGCCATGACATAGGCGACGGGAACGAGGATCAGGGCGCCGGTCACGGTTGCACCCCGCGGGCCAGGATCTGGCGGGCGCGCTTGACCAGCTCGGCCTGCAGCTGCTGGACGCCCTCGGCGCCGGCGCGCTGATCGAAGGGCCACTTGCTGATCGCGGCCAGCACCACGCCGCCGGCGGCCTTCGCGGCGAGGTCGCACTGAAACGTTTCCGCCCACCACTCCAGGGACTCACCGAAGGCGGTAGCGGCGCGGCCGGCGAACAAGTCGCAGAGGACGCTGAGAACGTCGGCATCAGTCAACTGGGCTTCCGCGCAGGGCAAGCTGGCGGTGTGGTGGTCTGCTGTCGGAGAGGGGGCCGCAGAGCCTCGTAGCTCGGCACGGAATTGGTGCATGACGTTTCCAATACTTAAAGTAGAAGAATTGGAGTAATTCTACATAAAGTAGAATTTACGTCAACAACTAAAAGTAGAGCCAGGGGCGCGCCTAAGCTCCCCGATGTTTGTTGGGGCGAGAAAGAGAAAAGCCCCTTGCGGGGCTTTACGGGAATTAGTCGACCAGGAAGCTCGTCGTGTCTGCGGCGGTGGGCGAGAAATTGCCTTGCCGCTGCATTTGAAGCGAATACGTTATGACGGTCGAGTAGGACAGGTTTCCAGAATAGGTGACCTTGAACAGTTGCGGTGAAGGGTCGTAGGTCACATTCATGTTGCGCAAAAACCTACCGCAGCGACTGCTGAACTCTTCTCCGGTAGCGAACCATGCGTTGTAGCTGCCCCCAGGGATCCCGCGGAAGGTATGGGTGTCGCCGCGCCGTACATAACCGCTGATGACTGTTCGGCCTTGGGCATCCTTGAGCTTGACAATTGCATCTTGGCCGGCCGGAGAGGTAATCCGCAATTCATGTTCGCCCGCCGTGGTCGGGCGTTTGAAGGTCGTTCCTGTGGTGGGAAGGGGAGAACCGTCCGCGCAAACGCGTTGTAGCGTGTCCGGGTCGGGACCGAGCTGGATGTAGACGCTATTCACGAAGCCAAAGCCAGCGCTGTGCGAAACAGGAAGCCATCCATTGGTCGCCGGTCCTTCAATCGTGACCGTGTCGAGAAAGCGCAATCGTGCGATCACGTCGAAGTTGGGCCCGGCGCCAGCGCGGACGTTCAATTCTTGCGCCGACACTCGGCCGCGCGGCATGCCTTCCCAAACTGGCACAGCAGGGGCTCGCAGGTCCGGTGCCGGAGTTGTCGTTGCTGCCGGCGGTGCTGCACGTTGATTCGATACGCCAGGCATCGGCGCCGCCGGTGCCGTGGCGAGAGAGGGCGATGTGGCTTTGCCACTTGACCCGCCCTTGTTCGCCATCACGAAGATAAAGAAAAGAATGAGCAGGCCGATACCGTAAATCCAGAAGTCCGACTTCTCGTGTCTGGCTGTAGGAGGTTGCGGTGTCGGTTGAGGGCGCGCAGGCTTTGTAGCCGGTCGCGGCGAGTTCGGAGGTGTCTGGCGTTGCGGCTGGGCCTGTGCTCGCTGCGCTTGCTCACGCGCTTGCATTTCGCGCTTGGCTATCCAGGCGTCGTGAGCGGCGCGGCGGGCGGGGTCGGATAGCTCGGCATATGCCTCGTTGATGAGACGCATGGCGTTCGCCGCGGCCGGGTCTCCGCCGTGCTTGTCGGGATGGTATTGCTGCGACAGGGCCTTATAAGCCGCTCGGATGACAAAATCAGGAGCGTTGCGGGCTACTTTGAGATTGTCATAGTGGGTGTGAAGTTTGGGTCCCATTCTGTTTGCGCCGCGGTCAAGCCAAGAAAAAAGTAAGCCGCACAATGCTACAGAAATAGCTTTTCGTTACTTGGCGGGGAAAATTTTCGGCCGAATCTTGCATACACCACATTATCAACGACAGATAGGATGGTATGCACGGCAGCTTCCGCTAGGCATCCTCTGTGCCAGTGCGATTGCTAGCTCGCTTGCGTGCCGATGAGTTGCGCGCCGCCTTGTCGATTCGCAGCTCGATGATGCTCTCGATGTCATCCTTCGCATCGTCGTCCAGAGCTGCATAGTCTTCAGGGTGTATGCGGAGAAATGGATAAAAGCCGCTGCCGGCGCGGCTTTCGCTTTTGGGGCTGCTGGGCTTCGAGGGGCGCGAGGGAGTTTCGCTGTCCGAGCCGTACTGCAGAAAGCTCGGGCTCACACCAAGAATTCCCGCCAGTTGGCCCATCTTCTCTGGCCGTGGCATTGCTTGGCCGAGCGTGTAGCGTCGGACCATTTCATACGTAATGCGCACACCGGCCCGCTTCAGAGCATCAACGATGCCCTGAACTTCCCATTGGCCTTTTGCCATTGCATCTTTCATGCGGACGGCAAACTCCGGATATCGGATGGGCAGCTTGTTGCTTTCTACCATAGGTAGAAATCTAACAGTCAGCATGCGCGCAGTCATTTCTATTTTGGGTAGTTGGAAACTTCTACTTTAAGTTGTAAGATTGCGGCATGGACCAAAAAGCACACATCGCCGAAGCAATCAGCCTGGCCGGTGGCCTCAGCGCCGTAGCGAAGCGCGCCAAACCCAAAATGCTTACACCGTGGGCCGTATCCAAATGGGTGGATAGCCTCCCTCCCGGGCGGGCGTTGTTCCTCGCTGAACTGACGGGCTGGAAGAAGACACCACATCAGTTGTGTCCGACCTTGTACCCATATCCGACTGATGGCCTGCCTCCTGACGTCGTGGCTCGCTTGTCGGAAGTTGGCAACCCGTGTCTGGCCGCTCGTACGACCCTTGCCGAGGGCATGGAGCATGCGTGATGCCCACATTCGAGCCAAGGCGGTCGAATTCGCGCTGCACCTCGCGGTGACACGCCGTGCAGGCGCCAACACGCCGCTGGACGCGGCCGGCATCCTCAAGGACGCGCAGGCTTTCCTAGGCTTTTTGCAAGTGCGGCGACCGACGCTGCGCCGGCTGTCCGCCTTTAGGCGAGATGCCTTGGATGTGGGCGAGCTCACTTGGCGCGACATGGTCGAAAGGGCTACTTCCCGTCTGGCTCGGGAGCGCCGGGAAAGCCAGCCAGCCATGTCTAACGCCGCCACCCGATTCATCCGTGCGATGCGCCAATACGACGCGGCCACGTTTGCACGCCTCATTGGGCAAGTCGAGTCAGCGATCGAGCAGGAACGGCGCAGTCGGGCGCTCAGTCCGACAGGAAGCCAGCTGGCAGCCGGTCGTCCGAATCGAACACTGCTATCAGTAACTCCGGCCGCACCGATAGCGCAGGCGATTGGCCGTCCGCTCCCAGCACAAGGCGGACCAAACCATAGTCCGTGGCCCCAACCTGTGTGCACTTCACCTGCAGCGCCGCTGGCCGGTCTGTCGTTTCCGGATAAAGCTGCAATGGGTTCTTGCCAAGCAGCGTCGCCGCTGCCGCGAGCATTCGGTGCGTCAATGTCTCCGGGTGAAGCATGACGAGTATTTCCTTGCTCATCGAGAGTTCCCCCAACGTAGGAAAGGGCGGTGTAGGAGCCTCCGATTCTACGTTGCGTGGGAACGCCTGGCGGGGAGGGCGCGATGCCTGAGCAGCTGCCCTCGGTTGCCGTCGCGCCGCCAACCCGCCGCCGTCTGCTGTGGGGCCTGGCCTCGGCGCCGTTCGCAATGTGCCTGCCGGACCTGCGGCCGCCCGCGCCCGCGGTGCTGGGCGTCGACCTGGCCGGCTCCGTCGACGTGACCGCCACCTGCATCCGTTTTTTCGACGCCGCCGGCCGCCTGCGCGTGGTCATCGGCGCCCTTTCTTCTTCCCCTTGAGCTGACTGCATGCCGGCATTGTGCCCGCCGCAGCGCGCCAGGCCCAGCCGAGCAATATCCGATAGGTAACCCATGAGCAACCCGACCCTGCATACCCTGGAATCCCGCCCCGCCGATACCTCCGCCGGTGGAAAGTGCACCGAACGGCTGGACGTGCCCTGCACCAGTGACCTCTACGACGCGATCGCGGCCCTGGCCACGATGAGCGGCAAGACCAAGGCCGAGTACGCGCGCGCCGTGCTGGAACAGCATGCGTTCGGCGCGATCGGATACGTGCGCGCGCGCGCCAACACGGTCGCATGACGCCATGGCCAAATCGAGAATCAACCATTTCGGCGTCTTTTCCGGGTCGGGCATCGGCGCGGCCGGCATGCAGGACGCAAAGCCCGCCATCCCTGGCCTTGAGGGCGAGATGGTCTGCCTGGGCGGGATCGACGTGGATCCGGCCGGCGCGGCAGACTTCGAGAAATTCACCGGCGTGCGCTGCACGGTGCGGGACATGTTCAGCCGCAACCAGTACATCGCATTTCACGGCCATGAGCCGCCAGCCGGTTGGGTCGAGGCCATGCCGGCTGACGTCCGCGCCGCTGCGGGCGGGCACCGGCCGCACATCCTTTTCCTGTCCGCGCCGTGCAAGGGGTTTTCGGGCCTGCTGTCACACGCGCGCAGCCTGACGGCCAAGTACCAGGCGCTGAACGAACTGACGCTGCGCGGCATCTGGCTGTGCCTGGAGGCCTGGAAGGACGACCCGGTCGAGGTCATCCTGTTCGAGAACGTGCCGCGAATTGCTACGCGCGGGCGCCACTTCCTGGACCAGATCGTCCAGTTGCTGCGCCACTACGGCTATGTGGTGCGCGAAACCGCCCACGACTGCGGCGAGCTGGGCGGCCTGGCCCAAAGCCGCAAGCGCTTCCTGCTGATCGCGCGCCACGCCCAGAAGGTGCCGGCGTTCATCTACGAGCCGCCGAAGCGCCCGCTGCGCGCCGTGGGCGAGATCCTCGGCCGTATGCACTTGCCGGGCGACCTGCGCGCCGGCCCGATGCACCGCATCCCGAACCTGAGCTGGAAAACCTGGGTGCGGCTGGCGTTCGTGGAAGCCGGCAACGACTGGCGCAGCCTGAACCGCCTGGCCGTGCGGGACGGCTACCTGCGGGACTACCTGTTGGTGCCGGAGATGCACGCTGGCGTGATGGGCGTGCGCAACTGGTCGGAACCTTGCGGCACGGTCACGGGGAATGCACGACCCACCACCGGCGCCTTCTCGGTCGCGGATCCCCGTTTCGATCCGTCAGCAGCGTGGAAGGACGGCCAGGCCTACGGCGTGCGCCGGTGGGACGCGTCGACGGGCGCGATCGCAGGCCAACAGGGTCCGGGGCAGGGCGCCTACAGCGTTGCCGACCCGCGCCACCATGGCCCGGCCAAGCACAGCAACGAATTCCGCATCGTCCGCTATGACGAGGTTGCGCGCGCAGTGACGGGCGCCCACGGCACCGGCCAGTGTGTGGCCGACCTGCGCGGCTTCGGGGCCGACACCCACAAGAACGTGTTTCGCGTGGTGCCCTGGACCAACAGCGCCGGCACGGTCAGCAGCGGTCACGGTCCTTCGAGCGGCGGGCAAGCCGTCGCAGATCCGCGCGGCGGCCCGGATGCCAGCAAGCTGCATGGGAAGTTTCACACCGCGGACTGGGCGGAACACTCCCATGCTGTGATCGCCGGCTATGCCAATGGCGCATTCGCCGTGGCAGACCCGCGGCCCGGCCTGGCCCGCGAGCGTGGCGATCACTACCTGACCGCAGGGCATTACGGCGTGGCCGCCTGGGACAAGCACGTCGGCGCCGTCTCGGCGTCGGCGTGCCACGACAACGGCTCATGGTCGATCGCGGACCCACGATATGTTCCGGCCGGCGCGGCGGTGCACGGGGGCGAATGGAACGCTGGAACACATTCTGGCGGCGATGTTCCAGGAAATGTTCCAGTACTGCCCGCGGCGAACGACAAGCTGGTTTGCCGCATCATCGCCGAGGACGGCACCTGGCACCGGCCATTTACGACGCTCGAACTGGCCGCCCTGCAGAGCATCTACGACCCCGACGACTACGCCGAGGCAGAGGCGCGCGGCGAGGTGTTCCAGATGGACGGCATTTCCGACAGCGCACACCGGGAGCGCATCGGCAACGCCGTGCCGCGCAAGGCCGCGAAGGCCATGGCCGAGGAAATCGGCCGGGCCATCCTGCTGTCGCGCGCCGGCGAATCGTTCCAACTGAGCAGCACGCCCATCTGGGTGCGGCCGATCGCTACGGCTTTGGCCGTGCGCGGCGGGGAGGGCGCATGACTCAGTCGATCATCCAACCGAAGCGCCCCAAAGGGGATGGCTGGACGGAGGTGCCGCGCAGCGCCATCCCGGCGCAGATCCTGGCATTTGGCTTTCCCATCGCCGCCTGGTTGCATGAGGCCAGCGGCCTTTTTGTGCTGTCCGCCGTCGAGGTGGCTGTCCCCGAACCCGGCGAGCCCGAGCTGGGGCCCGAATACCACCTGAGCGTCAGCCTCAGCGGCGAGCGTTGCTCCGCCGCAGATGCGGCCTGGGTGCTGGACGAGTTCGATCTGATCGACGCGAAAGAGGACAACCACGTTCCTTCTGGCCGCGTGCGCAATTTCTGGCGGCCTGTCGCTGATCGCTGGGCGGGCTACGAGTGTCCGTGCCAGGAGAACGAGCCGGCCATGCGCGAGGACAAGGGCGATTTTGTTTGGCGCGGGGTGACGACATGACTTGGTCAGAGCATGCCATTGCCGGTGCGCTGGTGCGGCAGACGTTCAACCGCAAATACCTGGTGGTGGTGCCGAACTGCAATTGGACCGGGCACGAATGCGACCTGCTGGTGGTGACGGAGAACCTGCGCATCATCGACGTCGAAATCAAGATCAGCCGGGCTGACCTGAAGGCTGACGCCAAAAAGGAAAAGTGGTGGCAGCGGGAACATCTCGGCTACTGGCCCACCGTGTCGGAGCTGCGCCATAGCCCTCGGATGAACGAGCTGCGTCTCGAACGCGAGTACCGGCGCGGCAGATACAAGAGCACACCGAAGGACTGGCCGCGCAAGGTCTGGAAGCACTACTACGCGCTGCCCAAGGAGATCTGGACCCCGGATCTGCTGGCGGCGCTTCCGAGCGCCAAGAGCGGCGTCCTGCTGCTGGACCGCGAGGGCTATCCACGGCCGGTTGGCGCCGCCATGCGCGTGGAGTGCATCCGGCGCGCCCAGCCGAATCGCGATGCCCAGCCCATCAGCCCGGCGGCGGCGGTCGATATCGCGCGCCTGGCCAGCCTGCGGATGTGGGATGCCTATGCGCGCCTCGAGCATAGGGGGGCATCATGACAAAGCCCAGGCCCTATCCGGCGGACACGCGCGCCAAGGGCTGGCGGTTCGAACTGGACCACGAACGGATCCGCCAGTCGGACACCTGGGCCCTTGCGGCGCCCGAGATCCGCCCGTGGCTGCTCATGCTGTGGATGACTGCCTGGGAGCAAACGCCCTGCGGCAGTTTGCCTCAAGACGACGAATTGATCGCGGCGCGCATCGGCATGCCCCTGGCCCAGTTCCAGGCCTGCAAGGCGCGCCTCATGCGCGGCTGGTGGCTGGCGGACGATGGCCGGCTGTACCACGACACGCTGGCCGAACGTGTGCTGGAGATGATTGAGCGACGCGATGGCGAGCGTAACCGCAAGGCCGAATACCGCGAGAGAAAGAAGGCCGAGCGCGCCGCAGCCCGGAACGGAAACAGTCCCGGATCGTCCGCTGGTATTCCTGATTTGTCCCACGGGACAGGCGCGGGACTCCCGGGGGATTCCGGCGGGAGTGACGCTACCGGAACCGGAACCGGAACCAGTAATAAAAAAGATATAGCAGCGGCGGCTTTACATCCTCCCGCGCGCGAACCTGCGGACGACCTGCCGCCGCCGCTGGTGCTGGAGGGCAAGCCGCCGTCCGAACAGGCCATGGCCATCGCGGTCTGGCTGCGTCAGCGGGAGAAGGACCGCGGCAAGCCGCCCGTGGGGCGCAGAGCAACGACCCCGCATCGTCCGCTGGGTGCAGGCCGGCATCACCGCCCAGCAGCTGATCGAGGCGTACTGCCTGGCGGTTGCCGACCGCGACGCCAACGGAGATCCGGGCACCGTCACCGCCGGGTTTCTCGACGTGTTCGTCGACAGGGTGCTGAACCCGCCGGCCGCGGCCAGCCGCCTCGACGGGAAGCCGCGCGCCGCGGCGCGAGTTGCTGACCCGCTCGTCTGGGTGACCAGCGCCAGCGGCATCACGGAGCAGGGCGCCAAGCTCGGCCTGGCCCAAGGCGATGGCGAGCCGTTCTGGCAGTTCAAGGACCGCGTCATCGAGCGCGCAGGGCTGACCGACGACGACAAAGCGCGGCTGCGCGCCGACTACGGGGTGAACCTGTGAACGCGGCCGTTCAGTGCGTCTACTGCGAGCGCTTCACCCTGCGCCACCCGCACACCGCCATGGCCGCCCAAGGCCTGGGCCGCTGTGCGCTCATGACCGACCGTCCCGGCAGCTTCGTCAGCCCGTTGTGGCGCCGCAGCTGCACGATCTACCAACCCGCGCCGACGGCCAAGGCCGAGGCGCGCATCGAATGGCTGCGCGATCTGCGCGCCGAGGGAGCCTGATGACCATCCAATCCCACACCCTGGTGCTGCCGTACCCGATCAGCGCGAACCGCTACTGGGCCAGTCGCACGGTTACGGCGCGCGGCGGCAGGTCGTACACCAGCACCTACGTCACGCCCGAAGCGAAGGCCTACAAGGCACAGGTGCTGGCGCTGGCGCGCAAGGCCGGCGTCGCCCAGCCGATCACCGGCCGCGTCAAGGTCGAATTCACCCTGTTCCCGAACCGTCCGCAGGACTGGCAGAAGCGCATGCGCAAGGACGGAGCGGCTTGGGACGACACCGTGCAATGCCTGGACCTGGACAACGCCCAGAAAGTCGTCCTGGACAGCCTCAAGGAGGTGGTTTTCGAGGACGACCGCTGGGTGCGGGAGATCCACGCGCGGCGCGCCGAGCCGGACGAGCATGGCGCGCGGCTGGTGGCGATCATCACGCCGCTGCACACCTACGACCCGCAGTCCGCGCTGTTCGGCCTGGAGACTGCTGCATGAAGATCAGCGACCGCAACTTGGAAATCACTCGCCGGCGGGAGGCCGGTGAACCGACCGCCGAGCTGGCGCGCGCTTACGGCATATCGCCCGAACGCGTGTGGCAGATCGTCACGGCCGTCCAGCGCCACCAGCGTGGCGAACCGCCCAGGCAGCGCCGGCGATACCCGACCAGCACCGCAGCGCCCGCGCAGCCCGTTGTGCGTCCGCGGCTGCGCCTTTGGCCCGATCGGCCGGCTGGCTCCGAGTGGTACGAGTGCGTCAGCCCCGGCCGCATGGGAGTCGGCGCCACGAAGCTGGAAGCCTATGCGCGCTGGCAATCTGCGGGGCCGTCGCCACCAGCACCACCGACGCCGGCGCCTCGACCCACACGGCCGCCAGCGTCCCGGTGGAGCGGCAGCCGGACCCGACACCGGCGCAACCCGCGCTCACGCCGGTTCACGCCAGCCAGGTGCAGGTGGTGCCGGGCGTTGCCAAGCGCGAGCCGCTGCGCATGGCCGCCAGGCTGGGCCTGAATGCCGATCGCATCGCCGCGGCCCAGCCCGGCTGCAATCCCTGCATGGTGCTGGCCGTGGGCCGAATGGGGGCTTTCATGGCCAGGAATGAACACAGTCTCGAGTTTGGGCCGCTTCGGCGTCTGGACAACGGGTGCTTCGCTATGACGGGATCGCTGACGACACCCGGCGGCACAGGTCGGTATAGCCAGACGGTGGAATGCGGTTCCCAGATGGCCAGCGCTCGATCGCCAGAGGAAATTGCCCCCCTGATGCGCAAGCGCCTGACGGCATGGTCAGCGGAAGTACTTGGGGCTTGGATTGAAAGATTTTCACGGAACGCCGATACAGGAGCAAACAGTGTCTGAGCCCCTTTTCGACAGCGCGCATGCTGCACTGACCTTCGCCTTCAACTACACCGCGCAGGTCTATGATCGGCCGCTCATGGCCCGCCTGGCGACCTCACCGCGGCCCAACGGCGGCAAAGGGTTGGCCGGTACCGATGGCGCGGCGCAGGCCGGCATGGTGCTGGCCAAGTTGGACGAGTTGCCTGAGCTGCACCAGCTGCTCATCCTGGCCCGGTTCATGCCCAAGACCACGACCTGCCCCTGCTGCGCCAGCGATGTGTGGGACGCCGACTGGATGGCTGTGGTGCGCAAGATCTCGGATGCCGCGATGGCCCACGGCATCCTTTCCGGGCACTTGGTGCACCGGAGCGTGCGCGACGGCCTGGTGGCGCGGTATTTTGCCGGCAAGGAAGGGCGCCAGCGCATTCAGCTGGACAGGCTGGCCATCAGGGCCAGCATCAGCGAGCGGACAGTCGTCGACCAGAACAGCAAGATCACGCTCTGGCTGCGCGGCTCAAAGCTGACCCGCAAGGGGAAGGGCGCCGCACCTGAGGCCGGAGTGATCGGCGAGGAACAACTCGCCATGAACCGCATCGAGGCGGCACTGTTGCGGGCCGAAGCTATCGTCGGTAGTTGACATGCTGTAATTTCAGACGCAAAATCCGGCCTATTCTGTCAAGGTGCACAATTGCGCCTGAATCGAGCCTCGAGCGAAAGCCGGGCTTTTTTGTTGCCCGTCATCCTGTAAATCCCCGTCAATGTCTCCCAAAAAATCCAAAGCGCCCTGCCGGCGCGGAAGTCGCCTGCGCGCTCGAAACGCACGCTGTCGCCGTCCGCCCGCCGCGTGGTGTCTGCGGATAGCCCACTGACGCCCCAGCAGCGCCGGTTTGTGGACGAGTTCGCCGCCGGCGGCTTCCAGAACCAGACCAAGGCCTACGAGGCGGCCTATCGGGCGAGGGGAGCGGCGGCCGTCAGTGGCGCGTCGCGGCTGCTAGCGCAGGCTAACGTCGCTGCCGCCGTCCAGGCGCTGCGCGACAAGCTGTCGGAAAAGCTGGAGATCACGGCCGAGCGCGTCATGGCCGAATGGGTGGCAATGGGCTTCTACGACCCGGCCGACCTGGTGGTCACCGATCCGACCACGGGCGAGGTGCGCGACATCAACAGCCCCAGGGACTTGCGGCTGCTGCCCGAGCAGGTGCGGCGCTGCGTGATTGGCTGGTCCTGGGACCGCAACGGCAATTTCACGCTCAAGCTGGCGCCCAAGACGCCGAACCTGGAGCTGATCGCGCGCCACCTGGGCATGTTCGTGGAGCGCAAGGAGCTGCGGCTGGGCGACCTGGACAAGAAGTCCGACGCCGAGCTGGATGCTGCCATCGCGCAGGCCGCCCAGGAAATCGCCCAGGCCGAAGGCATCCCGGTGGAAAAGGTTCTTGCCCAGCTGCGCGCGGGCGGCGCTGGCGCCGGGCCCACGATGCACTGATGTCCAATCCGCGCGTGATGCTGGCCAGGGCGCTGCAGGAGCGTGCGTGGCGCGCCAAGCGCAACCGGCTCAAGTACTACCGCCCCTACGAGAAACAGAGGGAGTTCCACGCACAAGGCGCCGCATACCGCGAGCGCCTTTTTTCTGCCGGCAATCAGCTGGGCAAGACGTTCTCTGGCGCTTACGAGACGGCGATGCACCTGACCGGGCGCTACCCGGAATGGTGGGAAGGCAAGGTTTTCCAGAAGCCGACTGCGGGCTGGGCGGCCTCGGTGTCGTCGGCGTTGACGCGAGACGGCATGCAGCGCCTGCTGCTGGGCCGGCCTGGCGTCGACAGCGAACGCGGGACCGGCGCCATCCCCGGCGACGCCATCAAGGAGGTGGCGCCGCTGGCCGGCGTGCCGGGCGCGGTGTCCATGATCGTGGTGCGCCATGGTGGTGGCGGCGACGTCCAGGCCGGCGAGAGCGTGCTGGGCTTTCGCAACTACGAGCAGGGCCGGGAGAAGTTCCAGGCCGAAACCCTGGATTTCGTCTGGCTGGACGAGGAGCCGCCCCACGACATCTACATGGAGGCCATCACCCGGACCAACACGACGCTGGGCCCGGTGTATCTGACCTTCACGCCCCTGATGGGCATGTCGGCGACGGTCAAGCGGTTCCTGATCGACAAGCACGCCGGCACCGTGGTGGTGTTCATGGGCATCTACGATGCCGAGCACTACACCCGCGAGCAGGCCGACGCGATCCTGGCCAGCTACCCGGACCACGAGCGCGAGGCGCGCGCCTACGGCAAGCCCGTGCTGGGCTCCGGCGCGGTGTTCCCGGTGCCGGAATCCAGCATCGTGGTGCCGCCGTTCAACATCCCCGACAGCTGGCCGCGCATCTGCGGCCTGGACCTGGGATGGGACCACCCGACGGCGGCGGCCTGGCTGGCGCACAACCGGGACGCCGACATCGTCTACGTGTACGACGTCTATGCCGCCAAGAAGCAGCCGGTTTCCGTGCACGCCAGCGCCATCAAGGGCCGCGGCAGCTGGATCCCGGTGGCCTGGCCGCACGACGCCCTGCAGGCGCAGAAGGACACCGGCACGCCGATGCGGGACGCTTACCTGGCCGAGGGCGTGTCCATGCTGCCGGAGCGCACGCAGTTCGAGGATGGCTCGAGTGGCGTCGAGGCCGGCATCCAGATCATGCTCAACCGCATGGTCACCGGCCGATTCAAGGTTTTTTCTCACCTGGAACTCTGGCTTTCCGAGTACCGCACCTACCACCGCAAGGACGGCGCCATCGTGAAGATCGATGACGACGTCATTTCCGCATCGCGCTACGGCGTGATGTCCCTTCGCTACGCGGTCAACAACGCACCGATCAACTTCAAACGACACCGGGAAAACTGGCGCGCATGAACACTTCCGTAACCGGCTTCCGCCTCCTCGAGGGCAGCGACAGCGCGACCGCGCACGCCCGCGATCAGGCGCCGGCCGACGCCGGCGCGCTGTCCGTGTCCCAGCTCGAGCGCTGGCTGGACGAGATCCGCAACCAGCCGACCTGGCGCCGCGAGGCGGACAAGGCCTGCGACTACTACGACGGCAACCAACTGGACGCCGAGACGCTGGCCCGCCTGGAAGCGAAAGGCCTGGGGCCGCTGGTCACCAACCTGATCCAACCGACGGTCAACGCCGTGCTGGGCATGGAGGCCAAGACCCGCACCGACTGGCGCGTTGGCGGCGATGACGATCAGTACCAGGACGTGGCCGAGGCGCTGTCGGCCAAGATGCACGAGGCCGAGCGCGAGGCTCAGGCGGATACCGCCACGTCGGACGCCTACGCCAGCCAGATCAAGGCCGGTTTCGGGGTGGTCGAGGTGTCGCGCAACAGCAACCCCTTCAACTATCCCTACCGCGTCACCAGCGTTCCCCGCTCCGAGATCTACTGGGACTGGCGCAGCCGCGCCCTGGACTGGAGCGATGCCCGCTATGTGGTGCGCAAGAAGCGCTACGACGCCGACCACATCGCCGCGTTTTTCCCCAGCACCGGGAGATGATCCTGGCCGCGGCCGGCTGGCGCGACTGGGCGGACTACCTGACGACCGAAGCCCGCATGTCGGCGGACTTCTTCAATGACATCGGCCAGGGCACGCGCACCACCTGGGACGACCTGGACTGGCGCGACATCGAGCGCAGGGTGGTGACGTGCTTCGAAGTCTGGTATCGGGTCTGGGTGCGCGGCCTGGTGCTGGCGCTGCCCGGCGGGCGCACCCTGGAATTCAACGAGCAGAACCAGGTGCACCGCGCGCTGGTCGCCGCCGGCGCCGTCCAGCCCAAACTCGCCGTCTACGACAAGATTCGCTGCGCCTTCCACATCGGCCCGATCCGGGTTCAGGACCGCGCCACAAACCGCCGGCGCTTCCCGTACATCCCGTTCTTCGGCTACCGCGAGGATCTGACCGGCGTGCCCTACGGGATCATCCGGGCCATGCTGTCCCCGCAGGACGAGGTGAACGCCCGCGCGGCGCGCATGATGTGGCTGATGAACAGCCGGCGCACCTTCATCGACTCGGACGCCCTGGACGACAAATACAACACGATGAGCGATGTCAGCCGGGAGATCGGCCAATCGGACGCCTTCATCGTGACGAACCCGAAGGCGCTGCGCGTCGGCGCCAATATCCGGGTCGAATCGAATTTCGACCTGTCCCAGCAGCAGTTCCAGGTCATGCAGGAGCGCAAGCAGGCCATCCAGGAGGCTGCCGGCGTGTACGCCGCCATGATGGGCCAGCAGTCCAATGCCAGCTCCGGCCTGGCCATCCAGTCGCTGGTGGAGCAGGGCGTCACCACGCTGGCCAAGATCAACGACAACTACCGGGTCGCGCGCCGCGGCGTCGGCAATGCGCTGCTGGACCTCATCAAAGAGGACATGACCGACCAGGCTGAGATCCTGGTGGACAACGGCACGGTCAAGCGCAAGGTGGTGGTCAACATCCCCCGCAAAGATCCGGTCACCGGTCAGGACTACAAGGAGAACGACGTCCAGACGGCACCGGTCAAGGTGGCGCTGTCCGACGTTCCCAGCACCCCGACCTACCGCGCCCAGCAGTTCGCGGCCTTCTCCGAAATCCTCAAGTCCATGCCGCCCAACATGCAGGCGCTGCTGATCCCCTTCGCGCTGGAAATGTCCGACTTCGGCAAGCGCAAGGAAATGGCGGCGTTCCTGCGGGCACAGCTGGGCATCCAGGCCGACCCGAATTCGCCCGAGGCCCAGGCCGCCAAGCAGCAGGCCGACCAGGCCGCGCAGGCGCAGATGCAGACCGCCATGCAGGACGCCCAGTCGAAGATCGCCGAGCGCGAGGCCAAGACGCAGAAGCTGCTGGCCGAGGCCGGGCGCATCCGCGCCGAGGCGGCCGGCGCTGGCGACACCGATACGGTGGGCCAGGTGGACGGCGCGCTGGCGCGCTACGAGGAAGAGGTGCAGAAGCTGCGCCAGCAGCTGGCCGATCGCGCCACCGAATGGCAGACCCGCCTGCGGCAGACCGAAATGCACGAGGAGGCCGAGACGGTGCGCGCGCGCATTCGCGCCGAAGCGCAGACCGGCGGCGCCCAGCTGCAGGAGCAGTTCCAGCAGCTGACGGACGAGGTCGACCAGGTGCTGGCGCGCCTGGGGACCCGCCAAGCCACGGCCGCGTAGCGCGACGACACAGATTCCCCGCCCAGGGATACGGGCAACCACTGGCCCCGCCGAGAAATCGTCGGGGCTTTTTCGTTTTTAACCCCGGACCTATCCGAGAACTAGGAGCAGGAAGAGATGACCACGGACACCACGACGGGCAACCCCATCGACAACCTCGATGAAGTCTTGCGCGACCCCCTCAGTTTGACGGACGACGCGCTGGCCGCGCTGGTCGGTGGGCAGGATGCCACCTCCAGTGCCGCCGATCAGTCGACCGCCGATGACGCCGCAGCCACCGCCGCCGGCGCCAAACCCCAGGGCGATACCGGCGGTGCAGCGCCCAGCACCGACGAGGGCGGTAAGCAGCAGGGGGCCACGGCCGCCGCTGCCCAGCAGGAAGGCGAAGCCGTTGTGTTGGCGAGGGACGGCAAGAACGTCATCCCCTACCAGGTGCTGCAGCAGGAGCGCGAACGCGCAATCCGTGCCGAGCAGATGGTGCGGGATCTGACGACCAAGCTTGAACAGGATCAGGCTGCCGCCCAGCAGGGAAAGGCAACCAAGTCGCTCGATCTGGACCAGATCGTCGACGAGCAGCTGCTGGAGCAGTTGCGCGAAGAAGCTCCCGACGTGGCGCGCCGGATGGACAACCTGATCGACCTGGCCAAGAGCCTGAGCGAACAGGTCGACGCCGGCCGGCCCGCCGCCGAGGAAGCGGAAGCCGCGCGCCGCGAACAGCAGGTGCAGGCACTGGTGACCGTCGAGGACACCATTGTTTCGATCCCCAAGCTCGCCCACCTCCGTGCCACTGCCCCGGCCGAGTTCAACGAGGTCGCCACCATCGACGCCATGCTGCGCGCCAAGCCGGCATGGCAGGACAAGCCGCTCGCCGAGCGGTTCGGTGCCGCCCTCCGTATGTACGAAGCCGAACACGGCGCGATCGAGCTACCCGACCCGGCCACCGCCGCGGCGGGCAAGCAGCCAGCCGATCCTGCCGCGCGCGTTGCCGAGGCCGTCGCGAAAGCGAAGGCCGAAGCGTCGGGGCCTTCCACGCTTTCCGATATCCCTGGCGGCCAGCCGGCCGCCACATCCGAGGCAGACGCCATCGCGGCGCTGTCGGGCAGTGCCCTGACGGACCGCTTCATGAACATGTCGCCGGATGAAATCGAAGCGCAGCTGGCGCGCCTCTCTTCGTAAATCCCACGAACTGGAGGCTTTATGTCCCAAACTACTGTTCCCGTTGGCTCGCCGCTCGCGCGCAAGGTTTTCGGCGCGGCGCTGTTCGCCAACACCCAACGTCAGCCCTCGCTGATGAACAACCTGACCGGGGCGGCGCCGAAGCAATCGGCCGCCGAGGCGAAGCTGAAAGGCCAGACCAGCCCCGACATGCCGCTGGTGCGAGTCACCGACCTGACGAAGTCCCAGGGCGACCAGGTCAGCGTCGACCTGATTAACCAGACCGGCGGCAAGCCGATCATGGGCGACAAGCAGGCCGAGGGCAAGGGCGAGCGCCTGGACATGTCCAGCATGGACATCCGCATCGACCTGGCCACCAAGGTGGTGGATGCCGGCGGCAAGATGACCCAGCAGCGCACCGTGCACAACCTGCGCGGCCTGGCCATGGCGAACCTGCAGGGCTGGTTCCGCCGCTTCAACGACCAGTCCACCATCGTGCACCTGGCCGGCACCCGCGGCTCCCAGGTCGGCACCGATTGGGTGGTGCCCATGGCCAACGATCCGGACTTCGCCGAGATCTTGATCAACCCGGTCAAGGCTCCCACCTACAACCGTCACTGGGTGGCTGACGGCACGTCGCTGGTGCAGGGCGGTCAGGCGTTGGGCTCGATCGATACCACCGACGTGTTCAAGTTGGAGCATATCGATCACCTCGGTGCGGTCATCGATGACATGGAGTTCAAGCTCCAACCCATCAAGATCCCGGGCGACGCCGCAGCCGATGACGAGCCGCTGTATCTGCTGCTGGTCACGAATCGTCAGTGGCAGAGCATCCTGACCAACTCCGCGCCCAACAGCCTGCAGTGGCGCACGTTCCTGCAGAACGCCTGGAACCGTGCCTCGTCGTTCACCGGCCCGAAGAAGCACCCGCTGTTCACGGGCGAGGCCGGCATCTGGCACAACATCCTGGTGCGCAAGATGGACCGAGCCATCCGGCTCAACCCGGGTGATTCGGTGCGCTACTGCACGCAGGCTGGCCAGGCCACGGCCGCCGAGGCGGACGTCACTATCCCGACGCTGCAACCGGGATTCGCCGTCGACCGCGGCATGCTGCTGGGTGCCCAGGCGCTGGCGCACGTCTACGGCAAGAACCAGGGCTCGGACACCTACGCCAACTGGATGGAGAATCGCTACAACTTCGAGCGCAACCTCGAAGTGGCGGGCGAAGTCATGTGCGGCAAGGCGAAGCTCCGTTTCTCGGTGCCGGACGCGCGCGGCAACAAGATCCCGACGGACCACGGCGTGATGGTGCTGGACACCGTCGTCAACCTCAACACCTGATCGGTGGCGGGCGGCCGGCTGGCCGCCTGCTCCGGTGGAACTGGAGAACTTCATGGATCGCTACTCTCCCGACTACAACGCCAAGCCCCTGCACACGCAGGCCTTCGGCAATGCCTGGGTCGAAACCTATGGCTACCGCGGCCCGGCCGGCACCACGGACAAGGTCTACCTGGGCGTCATCCCGGCCGGCGTCGTCGTCACTGCCGTGCGCCTGGTCACCGACGCCGCTGGCGCCGGCGTCAAGGCGGATCTGGGCTTCGAACCCTACGACGCCAGCGACGGTCCGGTCGCCGATCTGGACGCCTGGCTGGCCGGCGCCGACATCGCCGCCGCCGGCAACGTCGATTCGACCGCCCACCCCATCCTGTTCAAGCGGCCGGTCAAGCTGGTTGCCACGATCAGCGGGGCCGCCTTCACGGGACGCCGCAGCTGACGGCCGTGGTCAACGGCCAGATGGTGGGCGTCGCCTAAGCCTTTTCGGGGCTGTCTCGCCGCATTGCGCGGCTTTAGGGGCTGGGCGGGAAACCGCCTGGCCCCACCTTTTTGGAGTTCCCTATGGAACAGGACAACGTCATCCCGATCATGTACATCGGGGCGAAGGAGCAGAAGAAGGACACGGTCGCGGGCACCGGCCTGGTGTGGGAGCGCGGGCAGATTCATTTCGTGCCGCCGCTGATCGCCATCAAGCTGACGCCCCACAAGGACGTCTGGCGCGAGGCCTGGGAGGAAGCGGACGAGAACCCGGGCAACATCGGCTTGGTCGTGACCACGCAGCAGGCGGGCGGCCACGGCAAATTGTCCGAGCAGAGCCAGGTGCCTCCGTTCAACATGCCCAACCTGCAGGGCATGAAGAAGGAAGACCTGGCGACGTTCGCCCGCGCCCAGTTCAACCATGAACTCGATGCGGCCCTCAAGAAGGACGAGATGATCCAGCAGATCGTCAGTCTGGCCAACTCGCGCGCCGCGGGCGAACCGACGTAATGGCCGCCCTCGCAGATTTCGAGCGGTTCGTGGTGCCGCTGATCGAAGGCGCGCCCACGCCGGCGGTCGAGGATGCCATCGTCGACGCAGCGATCGAATTCTGCACCCGCACCCGCGTGCTGCGCGCGTTCCTCGATCCGGTGACGCTGGTGCCTGGCACGACCGAGTACGAGCTGGACCCGCCCGAGGCTGACACGCAGATTGTCGATGTGGTGGCGGCTTGGCTGCCCGAGGGCCCGGTGACGTCGGCCACGCGCACCGAACTCGAGGAGAAATTCCCCGACGGCTGGGCTTGGCGCCAGGTCGGCAGCACCGCCGACGTGCAGCACTTCTACTGCCGGCTGCCGGGCTTCGTGCAGTTGGTGCCGGCGGTCACGGTCAAGGCGCCGCGGCGCTGCGGCTCGAGGTGGCCTACGCGCCCACCAGGAACGCGCGCGAGCTGCACGACGTGCTGCTGAACCGCTACGCCGAGAAGTTGGCCAACGGCGCGCTGGCGCGCCTGCACCAGCATAAGGCGGACTATGCGGATCCTGGCCGCGCCGGGGGCTACCAGACGGAGTTCGACCGCGATTGCAACACGCTGGCCGATGATGGCGCCCGCGGCTTTGCAAAGCGCCGGATGCGCACTGGCGGGACGAATTCAAATGAAAGTCGGCGAAGTCATCACCCGCGCGCGCACCATCCTGCAGGACGACGGCGCCGTTTACTGGGACGATACCGAGCTGCCCATGTGGTTGAGCGACGGCCGCCTGGAGGCGTACCGCCTGCGGCCCGACCTGTACGAGGTGTCTGAGGATTTCGCCTGCGTCGAAGGGGCGCGCCAGGCTCTGCCGGGAGGCGCCCGCATGCTGTTCGATGTGCCGCGCAATGTCTCGGCGCCGCGCCAGCGCGCCATCACGGTGGCCGATGCCGCGGCGCTGGGCCGCGTGCGCCCGAATTGGCGCAGCCAGTCCAAGGCGCAGGAGATCCGCCACTTCCTGTACGACGAGCGCAGCCCCGGCCAGTTCGACGTGTATCCGCCCGCGCGAGCCGGGGTGGTGATCGAGTTGTCCTACGCGAAGCCGCCGGCGGCGGTCACGAAGGACGACGGCGACAAGGAGCTGGCCGAGGAGGGCGCCTACGCGCCGGCGCTGGTGGACTACATCCTCTACCGCGCCTTCCTCAAAGAGGCCGACACGGTGCCTGCGTTCCACCAGCGCGCCGCCCAGCACCTGGCGGCATGCCAGTCCACCCTGACCAGCGACGTCACCGCCAAGGCGATGACCAGCCCCAACGAGCAGAAATAACGCATGGCAACCGACAAAATCCGCCTGGTGCAGGGAGACACCGCGCCCCAGCTGCAGCTGTCGCTGACGGACCAGCGCACGCGGCGCCCGCTGGATCTGTCCGCGCCCGGCACTACCGCCCGGCTGCTGTTCCGCGAGGTGGGGGCCGACACGGTCAAGGCCACGATGCCGTGCTTTGCCATCGCCGGCTACGTCGATCCGGAGACGGGCGACGTCGATTACGGCCCGCCCTATGACGTGGCGGGCCGTGGTGGCCGCCTGGCCATGGACTGGTCGGCTGACGCTCTGGATACGGCCGGCGAATTCGAAGGCGAGGTCGAGGTGACCTTTCCCGACGGCCGCATCCAGACGGCGTTCGCCATCCTGAAATTCCAGGTGCGGGAGCAGTTCTAGCATGACCGGCCCCGTTCACCTGGAGCATGAAATTGTCGCCGCCACGGTCGACGCCTCGGGCACCCTGGTGGCGCGCGTGGATGCGGTGGCGGACCCCCTGGGCCTGAATCCCATCCTGGCGGACCTCGGCCTGGCCGTGGACTACTTCCGCCTGGTGAGGATCCTGAACCGCCATGACCTGGCGGCGGCCGTCGATTGGCGCGCCGTCGCCGTGGTGGGCCAACGCCGCGACGGCGCGATCGCCTCCGACGTGGTCGGCACCGGCGTTGCCTTCGGCCGGGCCGACGTTGCTGGTGCACTGGACCGGTTTGCCCTTGCGTTCGTGCGGCTGTCGGCCGGCACCGCAGTGGATTGGGCTCGGCAGCAGGTGCGCTCCATTCGATTCGACGCCGCGGTGGCGGTCGATGTCCTGGCGCTGGCGGTGGCCCGCGAGCGCCGTGATGCAGCCGCGTCGCATGACTCTGGCCGTGTGGTGCTGGAGAACTACGCCCTGGACTATGCCGACGACTACGTCGGCGACGCCACTTCCTTCTGAAAGGACTTTCCCATGAGCAACATGCAGAACAGCTCCGGCGCCCTGAACCGGGGCGAGCTGGAGATCATCGCCTATCGCGGACGCACCGGACAGACCGAGCGCTTCGTCATCAAGAACCTGTTCACCGATGACGGCCTGGCGTATCTGGCCGCCCGTGCCGCCGGCGAGGCGGTGGGCGTGATTTCCCATATGGCGCTGGGCACCGGCACGACGCCGGCGGCGGGGCCAACAAGACCCTGGAGGCGGAAATCGCTGGCAGCCGTGTACCGGTCACCATCTCCGGTACTGGCGCGCAGCGGCTCTATACGGCCACCTTCGGCGAGGGCGTAGGGTCGGGGCCGGTCACCGAGGCCGGTCTTTTCAATGCGGCCACTGCCGGCACGATGACGAATCGCTCTGTGTTCGGCGTCAAGAACAAGGAGCCCGAGGACGTGTTCACCATCAACTGGACGCTGGCCCAGCAGCGCGGGTAAGCCATGGCCCGATTGCTCACCCTGCGGCGCAACCTGGCGCGCCTGCTGACCCGTGACGAGGTCGACGACAACTTCGTCAACGTCGCTTCGGACTTCTCCGGCGCCGTGGACCCGGCGACGTTGACGGGCGCCTACGTCGCACCGTACATGCGCTGGGCGGACACCGGGACCGGCTGGCTCAAACGCCGCAATGCGGCCAACAATGCCTGGGAGCCGGAACAGCGGTTGCTGCGCCGCACGGTGCAGCCATTCAGCGCCGACGAGCTGCCGACGGTGGACGGCGGGCCTGTCTATGTCAACGGGCAGGGCATGGCCGAGTGGGATGCGGCTGGAGGCAAGTACCGGGTGAAGTCTCCTGTTCCTGTGGGGCGGTGGCCTGGTGGCCACTGCGCTCGTCCATCCCGGCAGGCCGGATCCCTGCGGATGGCCAGACCATTTCGCGCGCCACCTTTCCCGACCTTGCGGCCATGGTGGTGGCTGGCACTGTGCCGGTAGTGTCCGAAGCTGATTGGCTGGCCGATCCGCTCAAGCGCGGTAGCTACACGCTGGGCGACGGCTCGACCACCATCCGCATGCCGGACTTGAACGGGAAATCTGCCGGCGCTGTGGGCGCAGTGTTCCTGCGCGGTGACGGTGCATTGTCTGCCGGTGCGAATGGTGTCATTCAGCGCGATGCGCTTCAGAACATCACGGGGCAAATTAACCTCGCCTATGGTGTTGTTCAGGTTGCCGCGACGGGTGCTTTTCGAAATGCCGAAGGTCCGGCTGGTGGATCGGCGGGCTATCCCTATAGCAATGCCCAGCAGATTTTCTCGCTTGATGCGTCGCGCGTTGCAAGAACTGGCACGGAAACCAGGCCGACGAACGTAACGGGAGCGTGGACCATCCAGGCGTTCGGCGCCGTCACCAATCCAGGTGCGGCCGACGCTGCACAGCTGGCGAGCGATTATGCAGCGCTGAACGCAGCCGTTCAAAGTTTGGTTTCCTTCGCCATTGTCTATCCCAACGGCGGGACGGCAGCTGCGCCGGCCAACATCACAGTCAACTCGCGGTACGTGGTGGCCAACCCTTTCCCCGGCTATCGGGTGCTGTGTCAGCTTGAGATCCGCGTAAGTGGAAAATGGGGATACCCCGGCTCATTTGTTGCTAACTCCGCAGGCAACTACTTCGGCTGTTTCGCATCACAGTTCGACGATGGAGACATAGTCGTACAAACGGCAGTGAACTACCTAACGTCGGACAACCCGGCCGCTACTGGACATGCCTTTCTGCCAACGCCGTCCAGTCTTACGACGGCGCCGGCTCGCGTGAAGGTGTGGCGCATTAGGGGGCAATTATGAACGTCTACGCACAGCCAGGCTTCGGCCTTCAACAGATTGGCGGCGTGCCGCTTGAAGGCTGGATTTTGATGACCGGGGAGCGGCCCAGCCATAACCATATTGCCGCGGAAGATGGAACCTGGACGGAGCCGCCCGTTGTGCCGCCGCCGGTCTCTCGCTATCAGGGCCGCGAGGCGATGCGCCTCACGCCATATCCGAAGGAAGGGCGGCCGGACTGGACGCTGTTTGACGCCTTCGAAGAACTGCTGAACGATCCGACGACGCCGGCGTACTACCGGCGTGCCTGGGATGAACTGCAGGTATTCGAGCATGGCAGCGCCATGCTCAACGCTGCGGCTGACGTCCTCGGCCTTACTCAAGCGAAGCGGGATGACCTATTCCGGCTCGCCGCGGCCATCAAGGCCTAGCTGGTAGACCTCACACAGGAGAAATGATGGCTGAACCTACCAGCGCGATCAGCGCAGCACTGCCCACGGCGTCGGCCCTGCTTTTTGGCGCGATGCTGCCCGGGGTGGATGGAGGGGCCCTGATCGGCGCGTTCGCCGGCGCCACCCTCTTCATCGTGCACAGCAACGAGCTGGGTGTCGCCAAGCGCCTGGTCTACGGCCTGGTGTCGTGGCTGATCGGCTACTTCGCGGCGCCGGAGCTGGGTCGCCTGATCGGCATTCAGGAAACCGTGGTGACCGGCTTCGGTGCGGCCGCGGTGGCCGTGACCGTCGCCATCACGGCGATCAAGAAGATCGAGGCGGCAGATTTCACCTTCTGGAAGCGGGGAGGCTGACATGCATCCTTGGGACTTCGGCAGTACCGTCACGGGCCACCATCTGGTGGCCCTTCTTTTTGTCGTCGCCAATTTCGCCACCGCCCTGCGCCTGGCCTGCTACCAGCGCCGCGGCGCGCGGTATCGCGTGGGCATGTCCGTGGTGGCCTATCTCATGGTGGTGCTGACTGGCGGCCAGGCGCTCGATGTGCTGGCGCGGCAGGGCGCGGTCAGCCCGTGGCAGCTGGGCCTGACGCTGCTGCTCGCGTTCCTGGTGTTCCGGGCCCGCGGCAACGTCGCCAACATCGCCAAGCCGGCGCGGGCGAGGTAGCAATGCGGGAAGCGGAAAAGGCGTTCACGGGCATGCTGCCCAGGGTTGAGCCGCACCTGTTGCCGGCCGGTGCCAGTCAGGACGTGCTGAACGCCAGCCTGCAGCGTGGCTCGTTGGTGCCGTACCGGGCGCCGGCCAAGGTCGCCGACCTGGCCAAGGTCGGCACCAAGCTGGCGATCTATCGCTTCGGCCGCTCGATCGATGACGACGCGCGCTACTGGTTCCACTGGCTGAACGATGCCGATGTGGCGCGCGGCGCCATTCCGGATGACGCCCAGGAGCGGACCTACTTCACTGAGGCCGGCCAGCCGCCGCGCGTGACGGATTCGACCATGGCCACGACCGACGGCCAGATGCCGTCCGCCTGGTATCGGCTGGGCATTCCGGCGCCGACGTCGCGGGCCACGGTGACGGTCGCCCTGCAGCCCGATCCGCCCTCGGGTCTGGAGCGTCAGTCGTGCCTGCTGGCGTATACCTTCGTGTCTGCCTGGGGCGAGGAGGGGCCGCCCAACGAGGTGAGCGACCCGTTCAATGCCGCCACCAACGACACCTTGAACTTGATCAATATGGAGGGGCCTCCGGCCGGCGAATACAACATCACGCTGAAGCGGCTCTACATCTCCACCACCGACGCCACTGGCACGGCCGTGCTGCGTTTCTGGAAAGAAGTGCCGGCCGGCGCCGTGACCTTTTCCGACAAGGTCGACTTCACCGAGCTGGGCGAGGCGCTGCCCGAGCGCGCGCTGGTGCCTCCGCCGGCGGACCTGTTCGGCCTGATGGCGCACCCCGGCGGGTTCATGATCGGATTTTCTGGCAAGCGGGTGTACCGGTCGGAGGTGTTCAAGCCCTTCGGCTGGCCCTACTACTCGCCGGTCGCGGACGAGATCGTGGGCGGCGCCATCATGGGCCAGGCCACGGTCGTGTGTACCAAGGGCGACACCTACCTGGCGACCCAGGCGGATCCGGTCACCCTGACGCCACTGCGCCTGGATGGGAACCAGCCGTGCGTCGCCAAGCGCACTATCCGGGCGTTCAAGGGCGGCGTTGTCTACGCCTCTCCCGATGGCCTGGTCATGGTCGATCAGGCAGGCGGCGTGGGGGTGGTGACCGAGGAGCTGCTGACCCGGGCGCAGTGGCAGGCCTACCGGCCGGCCTCGATGCATGCCAGCGTGCACGACAACCGCTACTTCTGCTGGTTCGATACCGGCGCCGAACGCGGCGGCCTGATCTTCGACCTGACGCGCGGCGCCATGTCGCTGACCCGTACCGATGTGTATGCCACGGCTTCGTACTCGGACGGCCGGCGCGATGAGCTGTTCCTGGCGCTGCCTGATGGCAACGTGCACAAATGGGACGGGGGCGCGGTGCCGCTGGCCATGCGGCGGGTGAGCAAACGATTCATCCTCGAGCGCGCCCAGAACATCGGCGCCGCCCAGGTGGTGGCCGATGCCTACCCGGTGACGTTCCGGTTGCGGGCCACGATCGAGACGTCCGGCGGGCCGCTGGATGTGGAGCTGCAGCACCAGGTCACGAGCGGCCGGCCGTTCCGGCTGCGCGGCAACTACCGCGCCCGCAGCTACGAGTTCACCGTCGAGGGCACCGCGGCAATTTCCGAGGTGACCGTGGCGTCGGTCCTGGGCAACGTCACGGCGGTCTGACGATGGCAACCTCTGCACGATCCGGCCTGCGCTACGCCGACCTGCCGGCGATCGAGTCTGCCCGGCTGCCGGACAACCCGGCCGCGACGCGCGCGCTCGAGCAGATGCGCCTGACCCTGGCGACGCGCTTCGGGAAGGGCGGCCAGGCCGTCGACAAGGCGGTGACCTGGGGCGACCTGGTCGAGAATGGCATCGTCACGATGCGCGGGGCCGATGGCAAGCCCATCCTCATCAAGAATCCAGGGGGCACGTTCCAGCCCAGCACGCCGCCCGTGGTCGACGGCATCCCGCCGGCGCCGACCGGATTCAAGGCGACGCCCGGCCTGGGCACCGTGGTGTTGGAGTGGGACAAGCCGAATTTCGCCTACTTCGGCTATGCGGAGATTTTCCGGGGTACGTCCGACAACCAGGCGCAGGCGCAGAGCGTCGGCCAGACCACGGGCTGGGTGTATCCGGATCCGGTAGGCGGCGCCACCGCCATCACCTATTTCTACTGGGTGCGGTTCGTGTCCGTCGGCGGCAAGGTGGGGCCGTTCAACGCCGTGGGCGGCACGACCGGCGCCGTCTCGCTGGACCCTGCCTACCTGATCGACGTCCTGTCGGCCGCCGGCGACCCGAAGGCGCTGCTGTACGAGATCCCCGAGCCGACGGAAATCAACGGCGTGCCGGTGCCGGCCGGCATCTACATCCGCGACCTGTACGTCGCCAACGGTTCCATCTCCAATGCCAAGCTGGGCAACGCTTCGATCACCGACGCCAAGATCGCCAACCTGTCGGCGGCCAAGGTCACATTCGGGGAAATGAGCGGCGATCGCATCGCCGTGAACAGCCTGAACGCGGACCGGCTGACGGTGGCGTCGCTGTCCGCGCGCCTGGCCGTCATCACGACCGCCTACGTCAAGACGGCCAACATCGAGGACGCGGCGATCACCAACGCGAAGATCGCCAACCTGAGCGCCGACAAGATCACCGCCGGCGTGCTGAACGCTGCGCGCATTGCCGCGGGTTCCATCACGGCGGACAAGCTGAATGTGGCCAGCCTGTCGGCCATCACAGCCACGATTGGCCTGCTGCGCACGGCGGTCAGCGGCGCCCGCCTGGAGATCCGCGACAACCTGCTGCTGGTGTACGACGGCAACAACGTGCTGCGCGTGCGTCTGGGGATCTGGTAATGCCGGCCGGCATCGAGACCTACGGGCCCAATGGGGCGGTCCTGACGTCCTACCTGAGCAAGATCAGCCGGCAGTACGGAAAGGTCGCCACAGGCACGTCGGACGGGGCGCACTCCGATGGCCGGCTGGCAGAGGGCGGTGAACCCTGGTTTGCGACCCTGCCGCAAGGGAACCCGGCGAGCGTCAATGCCCCATTCGTCTGGCGCGACGGCATCACCCTTCGGTGGAAATTCCTGGAGGACATGCCGGGCGACAGGGCGACCGCCACCATCATCTACGGGGTGCGGTAAATGGCTGCCGGCTTTCAACTGCTTTCCGGCGCCAGCGAGCTGATCGTAGACAGCTCGTCGATCAACATGTTCCTGCGCCACGCCGGTGTGGCCAGCAACTCGGCAGCGGTGGCGGCCATCGACCCCGTCTTGTTCTTCCGGCCGGTGGGCGAGGCCTGCTATCTGGCCTGGGCCAATCTCTCGGGCGGCACGCTGGAGTTCGCATTCAACAAGCCGGCCGAGTATTACGTGTTCGACAGGCCAGTGACCCCGAGTTACCTGGATGCCTTCAACGAGTCGGGCTCGCAGATTTTCACCGCGGCGCAGCGCCCGCTGAACGTCATCGGCAGCGTGAACATTCCCGACTACTACACCGCCTACCGGCTGGCATATCGGGACGGCTGGACCTACAGCGGCCTGGTGTCTGGCAAGTACGCCTACAACCAGGCCTTTGTCCGGCAGGGCTACAACTCGCTGCCGGGCGTGACGGGCTGGGAGACCTATCTCATGGCCGAAGCGCTGCAGGCGACCGCGAACGGCTTCTGGGCGGGCTTCCCGCAGTTCGGCGTGCGATTCCTGGGCTGGAGCCCGACCCGCACCAACACCTTTATCTCGTATGCACCCAGCCCGCAGGTGTCGATCATCGACGTGGCCGGGATTCTCTAACCAACCGCTGGCAAGGACGACATGCAAAAGGAAATCGAAAACGCGATCTTCTCCAACGTGGGGAACCGCATCACCCAGGAGCTGGCCATGGGCCTGGTGATGAGTCTGCTGCAGGTGGCGCAGCAGGCCGTCGAGGCCGCCCGCAGCGAGGCGCTGTCGGCCGCGGCGTCCATGGCGCCGCCCGCCGCGGCGGCGCAGGGGCCGACGAAGCTGGCGCCATCGACCCGGCCTATGCCCGCAAGGCCGAGGCGTCCGCCACTCGCCGGCGGGCGACTACGCCCACCAAGACCACGAAGGCGCGCCGATGAGCGCGCCTTTTTTTGACCAGGCGACGGCGCTGCGCTGGATGCGCGGCAACGCCAGCGCGGTCGAGTTCCTGCGCACGGCGTTCGACGTGGCGCATTTCTGGGACGACCTGATCGACCGCGACAAGGTCATCAGCGACGCCGACATCAACCGCGCCATGTTCCAGGCGCTGGTGGTGCTGCCGCGCAATGCGTTCTACCAGGCCAATTTCGCCAGCCTCAACGCAGTGCTGGCGAATGCCGCGACCAACTGGACGATCGCCACGGATCTGGAGCGCGCCGGCGGCGTGGCCGGCAAGCGCACTGCCTATGTCCTGCGCGCCTCCTACGTTGACCTGGTGACCCACTGCGCGCTGCTGCTGGGCGGCATGGAATGGGCCCGCGGCGTGGGGGTGGAGCTTCGCCAGTTGGCCGAGCCTTACCCCGACTACTTGACCAACCTGGAGGCCGAGAAGGCCGCGCGAGGTGATTGACATGGGTTGCATGTCCACGGAAGTGAAACAGGATCCGGCCGTCGGCCGGGCCCAGGAGGCCAACGCCAGCTGGGCATGCGCGCCCAGGATCTGGCCGAGCGCAATTTCGAATGGAATCAGCAGCTGACGGAGCAGTTCGCGCCGATCTACCAGGGCCTGCTGAACAACGCGCTGGGCGAGGCCACCAAGAACGCGCAGCGCGGCGACGATCAATGGAATCAGTACAAGTCCGTATTCCAGCCGATCGAGAACAAGATGGCCGAGGAGGCCATGAACTACGACAGCCCGGAGGAGATCGCGCGACGCGAAGGCCTGGCCGCGGCGACCGTGGGCCGGCAGTTCGACAACACCCAGGCGCAGACCTCGCGCGAGATGGCCCGCATGGGCGTTTCGCCCACCAGCAGCCTGGGCAGCACCGCCATGACGGATCAGGCCAACGCGCGGGCTCTGGCCACCGCTGGCGCGGTCAACAAGGAGCGCAACGACACCAAGCTGCTGGCATGAGCCTGCGCGAGAACGCGGCGAAGTTCGGCCGGAACCAGACCGGCACCGGCATCGCGGCGTCGCAGGCGGCCCTGCAGGCGGGGAATTCCGCCACCGGTGTGATGGGAGCGCAGTCGGCCCAGGGCAATGCCGCGGGACGGGCCAGGGGCTGCTGGGGACTGCAAGCGGTGCTTTCGGCACGATGGGGCAACTGGGGCTGAACCAGATGAACCTGCAGCAGAACGCCAATGCCGCCGGTCAGGCGGGGCTGGGTTCTCTGATCGGCACCGGCGCGATGCTCGCCGGCAAGTACTTCATGTCGTCGTCGAAAGAACTCAAGGAGGACGGCGAGCCAATCGACGACGAGAAGGCGCTGGAAGGTCTGACCAAGGTGCCCGTGGAAAGCTGGAAATACAAAGACGGGGTCGAGGACGGCGGCCGCCATGTCGGTCCCTATGCGGAAGATATGCAGGCGCAGTTCGGTGACAGCGTGGCGCCCGGCGGGGTTGGCTTGGACATGGTCAGCGTGACCGGGAAGCACCACGCTGCGATCCGGGCGCTCGCCAAAAAGGTGGATCGTCTGGAGCGGCGGCGCAGCGACGTGGGACTGATGGACGTCGCTGGCCTGGTGGTGGGCAATGCACCCGACGAAAAAACGGCCGGCGCACTGCAGCCGGCATTGTCGGGCGACTTGTCGGCCGGCCTGATTGGACTGGAGAGGATCTGATGGCGATGAACGGAAGCTTTGCGGGCGGCCTGGCCGATGGCTGCGTAATGGAATGGCGATTTCGCAGGCGTGGGATGATGCCGAGGATAGGCAGCGCCAGCGCGAGGAATTCGACCGCAAGCGGAAACTGGATAAGGAACTCGCCACTCAAATGTTGGGGCAGGGAACGGCGGCCACTCCGCAGCCGGGAGACGTTGGACTGCAGCCGATTCGAGCACCTCAAGTTGTTGTGGGGGTGACGCTCTCAGTAGCACCGCGGGTTGCAGCCTGTCCCGATGGAGTCGAACTCACCGCCATCCCCGGCCTCGCTTCTGTAGGTATGGCCGATGCTGCCCCGCCTTCGCAAGGCTGGGGGCGGTGCGGCAGCTGCCTGCATCATCTTCCGCATTGACCGCATCATCTCAAAAAAAAAGTCCTTCGCCCGTTGATTACCTCGGGCGGGTGATTTCGGAGAGGTCGCGGACGGACTGACGCGGGCGTATCGGAAAGCCCTGGAGCTGGGAGAGCCGGGCCGAGCCATGGAACTGCTGGCAGATCGTGAGAAATACGTCGGCCAGCACCGAGAACAGGCCTTTGCCGCGGCACAGGGACGCTATCAGCTGACCGGCGATCCGAACGCCTATGTTCCCTTCGTGAACCGCTTCATGCCGGGCGGCATCGAGGTGAAGGCGATCAACCGGCGCGCCGAGCAGGCCGGCGGCGCACCGGTATACGACTTCGTCGGCGTGGATACCGTGACTGGCAAGCCGGTGCAGCAGCCTATCACCGAGAACATGCTGCAGACCTTCGTGCGCAGCATCAGCGACCCGAAGGCGCAGCAGGCCATGGTGGCGCAGCAGGCGAAGCTGCTTTTCGATGCCGAGCAGAAGCGCCGCGAGCAGGTGCTGGCCAGCCAGCTGCGTAGCGAGGAAGAACTGCGTAAGCCGCGCGTGTTGGGCAAGGATCAAACCCTGTACACCCCCGACGGCCAGGGTGGCTTGCGCGTAAGCGCCCAGGGCAGTGAGGCCGGCAAGCCCAGGCTGACTACGTCCGACAAGGATTTCGCCAACCACGTCATGCGCATTTTCAAGGTGGACAGCTTGGACGGGCTGGGCGATGACCAGCGCAAGCTGGTGAGCGGCATCATCGCCACCGGCGAGAACATCAACCGCCTGAATGCCGGCACGCCTGCAGGCGAGGTACTGACGGCCGGAAACCTGGCTGCGCTTGCCCAAGATGTGTACGCGGGGACCGCCGACATCAGGCCGATCCAGCTCGGCGCTCGACAGTTCGGTTTTGGTGTGGAGCACGAGGGCCAATTGGTATACCTGCCAGCGTCGGTGGTGCCCAAGGCGGTCCAGGATCAGATCGGCGCGCGCTTGGTGGCAGCGCCTGCACAGAATGGGGGCCCGGCAGCGCCGGCCACCGCGGCTCCGGCCGAAGCATCTCGGCCTGCACAGGGGCGCCGACGGTGGCCAGACCTGCACCGGCCGGCCGCGCCGCGCCTGCCACCGTCACTCCCGCAGCAGCCGCGGCAGATAGCGCAGAGGGTGCCCAGCTTGATACCGCCCGCGCCGAGCTGCGCCAGGCACAAGCCCTTGTACGTCAACTGCGCTCCAGTCCGCCTGGATTGAAAGCCGGCCAGGAGGCGCGCGCCCGGCACGCCGCGCAGCTGCAGCAGGCCGAGCGCGATGTAGAGCTGGCCCGCGTGGCCGAACAGGCTGCGGCCGAGCGCTGGCCCGCGCCACCGAAGGATCTGAATTCACGCGCGCCGCCATGGGCCGCACCACCGCAGAATAGAGGGAATAGATGGAAAACTTTGAAAATCCCGCTGACGGGATCGAGTTCAAAGACAACGTGGCCGCGCGCCGCGACCAGGTCCGCGCCGACCTGGATGTCCAGTTTTCGGACGCCGGTGCGCCGGCGGGCGCCACCGGCAAGCCCTTGCCGTTCACTTTCCGCGTGGCCGACTACACGCGGCCGCAGCAGGATGGCGGCGGCATTGAGTTCGTCGACTTCCCCAAGACGCTCGCCGGCGGCGCGATCAAGGGCGCCGGCAGCGCCGTGCGCGGTGTGGGGAAGGTGGCCGAAGGCCTGGGCCGTGTCGGCGTGACGGCTGTGAATCAGGCCTTTGATGCCGGTCTGGAGATCCCCACCAATCCTCTGGAAGGGGCGGCAGATGCCACGCAGCGATTGGGCGAGCGCGTGCTGGATTCGCGGACGGCCGAGGCGAAGCGCCGTGAGGCCGACTCGCAGCCGGGCGGCGACCTGGACAAGCCGGAAACCTGGACACTGGGCCGCGACCCGTCAGCATCGGGCTTGGCCCTGCAGGCGCTGAATGCTGGCGGTTCCAGCGCGCTGCCCGTCCTTGCGTCAGTGGCGGCCGGCCCCTTGGGGATCGGCGCCCGCATGGCCGCTGGTGCCGCTGCTGGCGGTGCAATGGGTGGCGGCAATGCGATCGAGCAGGCGCGCGAAACGATCGATGGCCTGGATGACCAGCAGCTGGCCGCCGCATCGTCTGCATATCGAGATCTGATCGCGCAGGGGCGACACCCGAGGAAGCGCGCGCCCGTGTGCGCGCCGACGCCGAGAATGCCGCATTCGTGCGCACGCTGCCTGTGTCCGCGGTCGGGGCGCCGCCACCGGCCGGATTCTGTCGCCGGCCGGGCGGGTGCTGGGGGATCGCGGCGTGGTGGCGCAGACCCTGGGCAAGGCGGCCTTGGCCGGCACCGAGGAGGCCGTCCAGGAGGTAGGCGAGGGGTATGCCACCCAGAAGGGTATCAACGCCGGCGCAGGCATGGCGCTGGACCCGATGGCCGGGTCCTTCGGCAACGCGGCGCTGGGCTTCGTCGCAGGCATGGGGCCTGGCGCGGTGCATGGCGCAACCGAAGGCGTGCGCCACCGTGGCGTGCCGTCGGCGCCGAGCCTCGAGGCGGGCGACGTGATGCACGCCAGCGGCAAGCCGTTTGTGACGGCCAGCGCCGCGCGCCATCGCGCCGAGGAGCTGGGCGAGGGCGCGCAGGTGCTGCGCTACGAAAACGGGTTCATCGTGCGGCCTGGGGCGGCGGTCGACCAGCAGGCCGCTGGCGTCGCGCCGACGGCAGCAGAGGGCAGCGGCGGCACCGAGGGCGCGCCGGACGCCGCAGACACGGCGAATGCAGACGGCCAGGCCGCAGGCTTCGCGCCGCGCCAGCAGGTCTACCTGCGTCAGAACGGCCGCGAGCTGCCCGTCGAGTTTCTGGGCGTGGAGAGCAATGCCGCGACCGCGCGCCCCGGCGGTGAGCAGCTGGCCCGGATTCGGACGGCTGACGGTCGCGGGCGTTTCGTGCGGCTGTCTGAACTGTTCGCCGAGCCCATGCCCGGCAACTCGCTGCGCCAGGCCATGGGCGGCCCGGCGGCGATCGAGGGGCCGGAGGCCTTTCCCGTCCTGGACGGGCCGATCCAGCGCGCGGCCTTGCCGGCGCCGGACGGGTACACCGCTGGCGAGGGCTTCGTCACCCGCGACTCGTGGCGCATGCCCGCCAATGCGCCCCGCGGGATCCGCAACAACAACCCCGGCAACATCCAGAAGGGAGCCGGCTTTCAAGGTGAAGTCGAGGGCAACGATCCGCGCTTTGCCACCTTCGCCACGCCGGAGGATGGTATCCGCGCGATCGGGATGAACCTGCTGACCTACCAGCGCCAGCACGGTCTGGACACCGTGCAGGGAATCCTGAACCGGTGGGCGCCGCCGTCTGAAAACGACACCGGCGCATATGTGGGCCAGGTGGCGCGCGCGCTGGGCGTGGAGCCCAACCAGCAGCTGGACCTGAGCGACCCGGCGACGCTGACCGGGTTGACGGCCGCCATCATCCGCCATGAGAACGCCATGCAGCCTTACAACGCGGCGCAGCTGGAGGCAGCGGTAAGCGCCGCGCTGTCCGGTGCGCCGGTGCGGCGCGCGTTGCCGGCCCCGGTCTATCAGGTCGACGGCGAGGGCGTGGCGGCCACCGCCGGCCAGCGTGACGCCGAGCTGGCGCGCCAGGCGGCCATGGGCATGACGCCCGATGTGGCGGCCGCCGGCGAGCGCCACCCCGGCGCGGCAACCGACGCCGCAGCCCACGAGGCGGCCACGTCGCCGACGAACGACCGCCCCGAGCCGACCGACGCCCAGAAGGATGCCGGCAACTACAAGGTCGGGCGCACGCGCATCGCCGGCCTGGATATCTCGATCGAGAATCCCGAGGGGTCGGAGCGCCGCGGCACGTCCCCGACGGCACCAGCTGGGCCAACCGGATGGCCGGCCACTATGGCTACATCCGTCGGACGCAGGGCGCCGACGGCGACCAGGTGGACGTATTCGTTCGCCCGGGCACCACGCCCGATTTTGCCGGCCCGGTGTTCGTCATCGACCAGGTCGATCCTGCTGGCGGCCGGTTCGATGAAGCGAAGGTGATGCTGGGCTACGACACCCGCGAGGATGCCGAGCGCGCCTACCGCGACAGCTACACGCCGGACTGGCGTGGCATGGGCAAGATCACCCAGATGGACGTGCCCACGTTCAAGCGCTGGATCGACGAAGGCGACACGACGAGGCCCGCGTCGGAATCCGGCCTGGGTACGCTGGTGGCCGAGCCCGACATTACCGCCAAGGGCGGCCGCCCCTTCCTGACTCGCGGCGCGGCCCAGCGCGCCGCCACGCTGCACGGGAATGCCGACGTCGAACCGGCGGATGGCGGTTTTGTGGCGCGCCCGCGCACTGGCCAACCCCCGCACGAGGCGCCGGCACCTTCTGCGGCCGACTTCGCGCGCGGCGCGCGGCGCGACTTCCTGCAGGTGGTGCGCCAGGCCGGGGCATCCGCCCCGAGCTGGCCGCCGATATCTACGGCGATCGCGCCCACCTGGCCAATCGGCGGGCGCCCGGCCTGTTCCGCCAGGGTGGCATGGACGCCGACCGCCTGGTGGAAGCCATGCAGCAGGCCGGTTACCTGCCGATGGAGGGCGACACCGTCGATCTGGCGGGCACGGCTATGGATCGCGTGCGCGAGGCGCTGGAGGGCGAGGCGGTCTATTCGCTCGAGCAGATGGACGAGGCGGCGCGCCGCGCGTATGCTGAACGCCAGGCCGAACGGTTCAGCGATGCCAAGGATAAAAACAAGCTGGCCGAGGATCTTTTTGGCGCGATCGACGCCATGCCGGCCGACACGACCATGCAGGAGCTGGCGGCGCAATTCGATGCCGCGGTCTACCTGAGCGAGCAAGGAATTACCGATGCCCCTACCCAAGAAGCCATCATCGAGCGAGCCTCAATCCAAGCCGACGGAGACGCCGGAGCCTTCGAGCAAGCCGTTAAGTCCCAAGCAGCGGCGCTTGGTCGGCGGGACGATGGCGATCCTCGGCGCCCTGCGCAACAGCCAGGAGCGGGAAGCGATGGAGCAGGCGCAGGAGGTGATCGCCAAGGCGGCCCGCAAGGACTGACCCTCGAAAGCCCAACGCCTGACGGGCTCCTGGCGGCCGCCAGCCAGCAGGCCACCCAGCAGCAACAAGCCACCGTCGAGGCCCGCGAGGCAGACCAGCGCGCCGCAGCCGATGCCGCGCGCGACGATTTCGTCCTGACCGGCAGCGACCGGGCGGCCGACCAAGCCGCAGCACGGGGCCAGCAGGAACTGGCCCAGCCCCGGAGGCCCCCGCCGCGGCAAGCGAGCCGACTGCCCGTCCTGGTGGTCGCATCGAAGATTTCGGCGAGACGCTGCAGGGCGCCCGCAAACACTACGCCGAGCAGTACGCCGAGCGCATGCGCCAGGCCGAGGCGTTGCCGATCCGCGATCATGCCCTGGCCGAGACGTGGCCGGAGCCAAATTACGGCAAGCTCCTCGAGGACGGCGCCGACCCGTTCCTGGTGGCGCTCGTGCACGCCAGCCGCGACGAGATTCCCAGCAAGCCGCGCAAGGGATGGAAGCTCAAGGGCTGGGCCGACCAGGTGCAGCGGCTGCGTGAATTCTCCGGCGAGCTGCTGGCGGGCAGGATCAAGGGCGCCGATGTGCGCGCCATCCTGGATAAGTCGCAGGATCTGCGCGACGTCTACGGGCGGGCCCAGCTGTACGAGGCCGTGGGCCATGACCGATCCCTGCGCGGCGTGTCCCTGCGGTCGGCGGACTACAGCGTTTTCGCCGGCGAGAGGTTCGAGACGCCGCGCCGAATCTGGACGGTAGAGCGCAATGCGTCCACCGGCATGGGCAACTGGCCGCAGATCTCCGCCAAGGGCGACAGCGCCGCGGCGGCCATCGCCGATTTCAAACGCGAGATGGACAAGCAGGCCGGCGAACCGGCGCCAGCGCGTGAGGTGCGTTTCGATATCTACTCGCGCCCGCGCATGCCTGGCTTCTACATCGGCAAGAAGGTCGGCCGGACCTACATCGACCTGCAGCACTTCGATGACGTCAAGGCCGCCCGCGCCTACCTGGCCGAGAACAAGGAGCTGCTGACCAAGCGGCTGGACGAGCTGAAAGACGTCCCGGCGCACCGGCGCGAGACGAATGCGCCGCGGGTGGGCGTGGACCACCGGGATGGTGGTGACGTGACGCCGGCGCAGTTCAGCGACGCCTTCGGTTTCCGTGGGGTGCAGTTCGGCAATTATGTCGAGGGCGGCCGCCGCCAGGCGGATCTGAACGAAGCCTACGATGCGCTGATGGATCTGGCTGGCGTCATCGGCGTGCCGGCGCGCGCGCTGTCGCTGAACGGCGAACTGGGCCTGGCCTTCGGCGCGCGCGGCACCGGCGGCAAGGATGCCCCCATGGCGCACTACGAGCCCGGCCAGGTCGTGATCAACCTGACGAAGAAGCGTGGCGCTGGCTCGCTCGCGCATGAATGGTGGCACGGCCTGGACAATTATTTCTCCCGCCGCGGCGGCACGTCGGCCGGCTACGCCTCGGAATCGGGAAGCGCCACCACCGGCATCCGGCCCGCGATGGCCGAGGCCTTTGGGGCGCTCAAGCAGACGATCGGCCTCATCGGCATGCGAGAGCGGTCGCGCAAGCTGGATGAGCGCAAGGCGAAAGACTACTGGTCCACGGGCCGGGAATTGTCCGCGCGGGCGTTCGAGAGCTATGTGATCGCCAAGCTGGCTGACCAGGGCGCCGCCAACGACTACCTGGCCAACGTGGTGCCGGAGAAGGCATTCGGCGACGAGCTGGCCTACCCGTACCCGACCGCCGCAGAGATCCCGCAGATCCGAGCGGCGTTCGATCGCTTTTTCCAGACGGTGGAGCAGGTGCCCGGTGACGGCGGGCGGATTGGCCTGGAGAGTCGGGGCGACGGCGGCGACGGTGTCGACCCCGCCGAGGCGCGGCGCCTGGCGGCCGAGTTCATGGGCAAGTTGCCGGGCGCCGCAGGCCTGCGCGTGTCGGTGGTGGAGCGCGTCGACCAGATTCCCGAAGGGGCGAAGCCGTCGGCGATGGCCGAGGGGCCTACTACCCGGCAGGGGATGGCGGCCGGATCTACCTGGTGGCGGAAAACCTGCCCACGGCAGAGCGCCTGCAGCAGGTGCTGGCGCATGAGGTGGTCGGCCACTTCGGGGTGGAGGCGCTGCTGGGCGATCGCTTCCGCGACGTACTTGCCGACGTGCGCCGCCTGGCTCGCGCACCCGACGGCGCGCACATCCCGCGCGACGCGGGCCGGACCATCAGCACTACGCCACCTTCGAGGCGGTGACGGCGCGCTACCCGGACTATTCGGCGGCCAACCGCGCCCGCGAAGTCCTGGCGCGCATGGCGGAGCAGGGCAAGCGTCCGGTGTTCCTGGAACGTCTCTACGGCATGATCCGCGCCGTGCTGCGGCGGCTGGGCCTGAACCTGCAGTTGAACAACGCCGACATCCGCAAGATGGTCGTCGACGCCGGCCGGTTCTTGCAGCGTGCGCCGGCGGCGCGAGTGAGCGCCGGCATGCAGGAAGCCGCGGCCTCAATGGCGGCCAGCCGCGGCGCAGACACCACCGGCGCGACCGTGACGGTGCTGACAGGCGAGGAGCTGGGTGCGGCCGAGCTGGGCGCCAAGGAGCTGCGCGACGCCGCGCGTGCCTGGGCGGCGGAGAACCTGAAAGGGAAAAATTTCGTGAACCGGGCGACCGGCTGGGCGGTGCAGGTCAGCCAACGCGGCATCAAGGAATCGCTGTCACGCAGCGCCCGCATCAGCAAGGTCCAGTCCATGGTGGCATTGCCGGGCCTGATCGAACAGGCCATCCTGGGCCATTCGGAGGCCAACCGCAACAAGCAGCGTGATCCCTTTACCAGCCAGGTGCACACGCTGTATGCGCCCGTGGAGATCGCTGGCCGGGACTATCTGGCGCGCCTGGTCGTGAAGGAAAACGCCAACGGTCACCTGTTCTACGACCACGATCTTTCCGACGTGGTAGAAGCAAAGCGCCCGACAACACGTCCGCCGTAAGCATTCCCGCTTCCAAAGCGGGCGCAGATCGGACGCCGTCAGGGCGAGCCTTTACGGTAGAAGATATCGCGGCGATCGTCAACAGGGAGGGACGGGCCGGCTGGGTGTTCGACCCTGGCGCGCTCGAGTCGCGCCGCCGCCACAAAGAAGCCCGCCCGCCGCGGGGCTTCGTACTTCTGGGCCCATCGAATCGCGCGCGGCCGCAGCCACCGCCGGCGCCCCGCCGGCGCAGCCGGGTGCGGCCCGAGAGCCCAAACGCGGCGCCAAGGTCGAGCGGCCGGGCGAGACGCTGTCGGACATCGAGCGGCGCCAGCGCAACAAGTTCCTGGGGAAAATTGGCGCCTGGGCGGAACAGGAACCCATCAAGGCGCGCCTGGCCAAGGCGTCTGATCGCTGGCAGGCGAAGTTGGTGCAGGGGATTTTTGATCAGTTCGCGCCGCTCAAGGGGATCAGCGCCACCGCCTACATGCAGGCGCGCCTATCCAAGGGCGCCGACGGCGCCGCCGAATACCTTGTGCGGCACGGCGCGGTCAAGCTGCAGGACGGCGCGCTCGACACGGCCGGCGGCAAGGGGCTGGCCGAAATCCTGGCCGGCTTGAACGGCGAGCACGACCACTTCATGGCCTGGATCGCCGCCAACCGGGCCGAACGCCTGGCCGCCGAATGGCAGGTGCGGTTCGACAACGGCGTAACCGAGCGCTTTGCGAACGAGGCCGCCGCGCGCGCCGAGGCGGCGAAGTGGCCCGGCGCCAAGGCCGAGCCGGCGTCGCGCGAACGGCTTTTCACGCCCGACGATATCGAGGCCGGCAAGCGTCTGGCGCAGGGCAAAATGGCCGACGGCCGCGATCGGGCCACCGCCTACCGCGAAGCCCTGGGCCAGTTCAACGAGCTGCAGCGCTCCGTCTTGGACGTGGCGCAGGAGGCCGGCCTGGTCGACCCCAGCTCGCGCAAGCTGTGGGAGAGCGAGTTCTATGTGCCGTTCTACCGGGTGATGGAGGACGACGCCACCGGCACCATGGGACCCGGCCAGATCGGCGGCTTGGTGGGCCAGCACGCATACAAACGCCTCAAGGGCGGCACGGACAAGCTGGGCGACCTCGTCGCCAACACGGTGTCGAACTGGTCGCATTTGCTGTCGGCCAGCATGAAGAACCTGGCCGCGCAGGGCGCGCTGCAGGAGGCGGAAAAGCTGGGTGTCGCCACGCGCGTGCACCAGGCCGAGCGCGGGAGCGTGCGCGCGATGTTCGCCGGCCAGGAGCGGCACTACCAGGTGTCCGATCCCCTGGTGCTGAACGCCCTGACGGCCCTGCACTATGTCGGCTCCAATGACCCGTTCACCAAGGCGGCGCGCAAGTTCAAGCACGCGCTGACCGTGGGGGTGACGATCAGCCCGACCTTCCGCGTGCGCAACCTGCTGCGCGACACGATCCAGGCGATGGCGATCGACAGCAACCTGTCCACGAACCCGCTGCGCAACCTGGTCGAAGGGTGGAAGGCGACAGGTGCCGAGAGCGACACCTGGCGCCGGCTCATGGCTGGCGGCGGGGCGGTGCGCTTCGGATCCTTCAATGACGGCAACGCCCGCAATGTGAAGCGGCTGGTCGACGAGCTGGGCGCCCATCCCGATGACGTCATCACGTCGCCGGCCAGCATGGGCCGCGCGCTGCGCAAGGCCTTCGACTGGTATCAGGAAACCGGCGACCGATCCGAGACGATCAACCGCGCGGCGATCTACCAGCAGGCGCGCAAGGCCGGCCGCAGCCACCTGGAGGCCAGCTACGCCGCCCGCGACCTGATGGACTTCACCGCCGGCGGCACGTTCTCCGCAGTGCGGATGCTGTCGCAGGTGGTGCCGTTCTTCAACGCACGCCTGCAGGGCATGTACAAGCTGGGCCGCGGCGCGGCCGCGGACTCTGCCCGCTTCGCCGCGGTGACGGGCGCCGTGGCGATGGCGTCGGCGCTGCTGTACCTGGGCATGAAGGACGACGACGACTACAAGCAGCTGCCGGACTGGGCGCGCAATTCGTTCTGGATCACGAAGCTGCCGGGCACCGACCACTTCGTCTACATCCCGAAGCCGTTCGAGATCGGGGCCCTGGGCAGCGTGGTCGAACGCGGCACCGAGCTGGCCTTTGGCGGGGATGATTTCCGCTTGCGGGACTTCGGCCGTACCGTCGGCGCCATCCTGAGCGAGCAGTTGTCGATGAACCCGGTCCCGCAACTGGTCAAGCCGGCGATGGAAGCCGCATTCAACTACGACTCTTTCCGAGAGCGCGATATCGACAGCGTTGGTCAGCAGCGCCTGCCGGCGGGCGATCGCTTCACGGCGTCGACCTCGGCCGGGGCTGTGGCGCTGGGCCAGGCGCTAGGCCTGTCGCCGCAGCGTCTGGAGCACCTGGTGCGCGGCTACTTCGGCTGGCTGGGAACTCAGGCGCTGAACGTGTCCGATCACCTGGCCAGGCCGCTGTCTGGCCTGCCCGAGAATCCGCGCCGCGACCTGAGCCGCCTGGATAACTGGTTCGTTGTGGGTGATTTCGTGAAGGAATCTGACCCGCGCTCGAGCAAGTACATCCAGCGGTTCTATGACGAGCAACGCGAAGTCAACCAGGTCTACGCCGCCTTTTCACAGGCGCGCGAGCTGGGCGACCTCGAGCGCGCCCGCGAGCTGGCCGGCGACGACCAGATGCGCCTGCGCGCACTGTTCAAGGCTGCCGACAGCCAGCTCCGGGACGTCAATCTCAAGATCAAGGCGCTCGAGCGCGCGAGCATCCCGGCCGACGAGAAGCGCGCGCAGCTGGACCTGCTGTACCGCGCCCGTAACCGCCTGGCCGCGCTGGCCGACCAGCACGCCCGCAGCGCCCGTCCTTGACGGCCTACCACCTGATCCAACCACGGCGCGCCCTCCGGCGCGCTTTTCTTTTTCGAGGAGCCATCATGTCCGCATTCAGCCTTTCGGCGCGCAGCCTGCAGCGCCTGGACGGGGTACACCCCCGACTTGTCGAAATCGTCAAACTGGCGATCCAACGCACCGCGGTCGATTTCACTGTGGTCGAGGGGCTTCGCACGCCCGAACGCCAGCGCGAGCTGGTCGCCCAAGGCGCCAGCCAGACGCAAAACAGCCTGCACCTGCAGCAGCAGGACGGCTATGGCCACGCCGTCGACCTGGCGCCGCTGGTCGGTGGCGCGATTCCGTGGAGCGACTGGGAGCAATTTCGCCGCTTGGCCGACGTGGTGAAGGCCTGCGCGACCGAGCTGGGCACGCCCGTGGAGTGGGGCGGGGACTGGAAATCGCTCAAGGACGGCCCGCACTTTCAGCTGCCGCGCGGCTGGAAGGCAGCGGCATGATGGCCGCAGGCGTCAAGGTTGCCGGCCTGCTGGTGGGGTGGCGCGGGTACGCGGCCGCGGTACTGGTCGGGGCGCTCGCCGCTGGTGGCGCGGCTTCGGCGGTGCAGGCCTGGCGCTATACGGCGCAACTGGCGGAAATGCGTGCCGACCACGCCGAGGAACAAGCCGCGCAAGCCACGGCTACGGCCGCCGCCATCGAGGCGGTCAGAAATGAAGAAAGGCGGCGCATGGCCGCCGTGGAGATCGCCCGTGATGATGCCCAGAAACAGGCCGCTGCCGCGGCTGCTGATGCTGTTGGCGCTCGTGATGAGCGCGACCGGCTGCGTGCCCGCGCAAACACGCTGGCTCGCGCCGCAGTCACCCGAGATCCCGCCCTTGCCGACGGAAGCCCGTCAGGAGCCGCTGCCGTCGATCTGCTCGCCTACATGTTCGGCCGCGCTGTCGATCGAGCTGAAGCGCTTGCGGGCGTTGCAGACCGTGCCCGAATCGCGGGACTGACATGTGAGCGCATTTATGGGGGATTGTCGAAACCCTTTAGGTAAAGCACGGACGCCTAAAAAGCAGTTCAAGTGGAAATTCTAGAGCCATCACTTGATGTAATTAGACATTTTTAAATACACAGTGATATCGTCGAGCTTTCTCAACTTTGTGGAGTAGGTGCTATGGCAAGAGCGACCGGTGACAAAAATCTTTCGGCACGTGAGCAGCGAAAAGATGCGCAAATTGCGGAGTTGAAAAAGCGCATTGAAGCGGAGAAGGCTGCAACTAAGGTGAAGGTGGCTCGTATTAAGGAGCTCAACGAGAAGGTGAGAGATCTTTCCGCAGAAAACAAGACTCTCAAAAAGAAAAAAGCGGCGTAGTTTCCGCTTAAGTTTGACGATGGCCGCACGTCCGTACCGCCTGCCCCGCGGACGGCCGTGGAGTGCCCGAAGCCAGCGCCGCCGCCGGCGTGGATCATGGAGCCCGCGCCGAACTTGATCCAGCTGCTCGATCGGATTATTTCGCCCTCCGGGCTGGAATCCAACAAGTGACGGCACAGCTCAAGGCGTGCCAGGCGCGCTTTCTCCATCCTCTGACAACGGAATGAGTTGAGGGAACGGCCCATCGGGGGGGGCAGTGGGGATTTCGCAACGACATAGCGCGCCGAGTGCGCAAAACGAAGAAAATTTATGGCAAAATCCGGATATCGAATAATGGGCAGGAGGCCCAATGAAGATCGATTTGGTGGAGTACATCGTCCGGAAGTCGCCCGAGTTGCTGTTCACGCGCATGGTGGAAAAGCTCGAAGAAGCATACTTTGCGGCCCACCAGCATGCGGAGACCTTCCCTAGTGCGGAGAGGCGGAGGGTGTTGGGCCAGCTTCGCCATTATCGGCAGAACGTAGCGCTTCGGGAAGCTGGGGAGGCTGCTGGGCTGATTGCCGCAGCTCCTCATACGGATCCCAAGGGCGAGCGGTATAGCTTGGTGGCGGCGGATGACATTCGCTTTGGGCGGATTGGGGTGGCGGTCAACAACAAATTGGCCCGATTCTCGAAGCACCGTGCTACGATCGCCGCCCTCAACGAGCGGCTGGAACCGCTGAATAACGATCTGTTCAACGCGCCGTCTGAGCGGCCTACTGATGGACTGGGGTGTTTGCTCGTTACGGTCAACCCCCATTACAGAGATGAGCAGTCTGTGCCTGCTGCGATTATGGTTGGTGTCCCATACACGAACCTTCGTGGTTGGCACCTTTTTGAACCGATTTCTAATGTAATCGCTGCCTATAACCCGGCTTCGGAGATTGAAGTTCCCGATTTGGCCTGGGTGAAGCTGAAGAAGCAATTGGGTGGCGCTGAGGGGTGATGTTATGCGCGCAGGTGTGTCAGGATTTCAACCGGGCCGGCTTGTTCAGGCTCGGATCTCGAGAGGGCTGACACAAACCGCTTTGGCTACTATGGTCGAGCGGTCGTCGGGAACTGTGTCGAAATGGGAGTCTGGTGAGCAACAGCCGGAAGCGGATGCGCTGGAACGGTTGTCGATGCGGCTGTCCATGCCCGTTGCTTGGTTTTTGAAGCCCATTCCTCAATATGGGGACAATGTTTGTTTTTTCCGTAGCAATGTGTCAGCTACCAAGACGGCTCAGTCTATTGCTCAAGTGAGGCTGATGTGGTTGAACGAGATTAGCCTAGAGCTCCAGCAGTTTGTAGATTGGCCAGTGGTGAACATTCCCACTCTTGAAGAGAGCAACCATCTAAACATCTCAGACGAAGAAATAGAGCAAGCTGCTGCGAACTGTCGCAAGGAATGGAAGCTTGGGTTGGGTCCGATTTCGGATATGACCTTAGCTCTCGAGAATGTTGGAGTCATCTGTGTGCGCGAAGAACTGGGCTACGCCAAGATGGACGGAGCGTCTCAGTGGTTTGACACTGATGGCCGTCCCTATGTGTTCCTAGCTGCGGACAAGGCTAATGGAGTTCGGAGCCGGTTTGACGCTGCTCATGAGTTGGGGCATCTTGTATTGCATCGATCAGTCTCAGGGCTAGAGTTCACGAAGCGCAACCCCGAAATTGAGAGGCAGGCACACCTGTTCGCTGGTGCGTTCCTGCTGCCTGCCGAGTCGTTCGCCGCGGAGGTGTCTCGCCCCAGTCTTGATACCTTTATCGCGCTTAAACCCAGATGGAAGGTGTCGGTTGCAGCAATGATAATGAGATGCCTGCAACTGGGCATCATTGACGAGGCTTATTCGGTCCGATTGTGGAAGAACTATAGCGCTCGAGGCTGGCGCCGTGGAGAGCCTCTGGATGATGTGATCCCGGCTGAAACCCCCCGGTTGCTTTCAAGAGCTATAGACCTCTTGTTGTCGCAAGGCGGTTTGGATAAGGGGGGCGTGCTGGCGGCTTTGGGCTTGCATCAGGGTGATTGCGAACGTTTGTGCAGTTTGGCCGAGGGTTTCTTTGCAGAAAAGCAGCCGCCTGCTGTTCTGGATTTTGTCCGTCTTAAGGCCGTTTTGGCTGGTCGAGCGAATGATGCTGACGGTCCTTTGCGGGAGGACGGTAGGAGTAATGTTGTTCCCTTCCGGCAGCATTGATGTGATGTAATGAAAACGCCCCAACCCGTGAGGGGGCTGGGGCGTGGTGCCGATGCGGTGTTCCGGCGAGTCCACCGATGGCGATGTGAATTTAGCACGACTTCAAGTTGTCAAGGCAGTTCGAAGTCACGTCCAAAGGCGTGGACGCCACCACTGTCGACCTTGCCTGCGGGGTCCCACAATCCGTCTTTCGTGACAATGATCGCTTCGCCCGTGAGGGCGACCCGAATGGCAAAGATCCAGAACGAAAGCTCGGATAGGTCCGACATCTGATACTCGGTATGGCCCATGGTGAGGAACTGTGGGGCGGGTATCAAGCCAAGAGTCCATCTCAGTGCGATGCCGAGGGGCCAGATGCGTGCGCGGGCTGTGGTCGGCTTGAAGTACAGGAGCTTTACTCGGGTTGGCATGGCAGATTTCAATCCACTATGGCGTCAACCAACCCTATCAAAGCTTGTGGCTACCAAGTACGCGGGATATCCCTAGGGGTTTATGCTTCGGCGGGGCGGTTGCCGTTATCTAGCATAGATCGTACTTGCCGCCGGCCGGCGGTCGTGAACGTCGATCATGCCGCCAGCGGCATCGTTGGTGACGATGGCGAAACCGTGGGCCTCGTCCTTGTCCGCGCCGGGGCGCCAGTTGCTCAGCGCCGCGAAGTAGAGGGGCGTATTGTCGGTGGCGTGGATGAAGTAGGGCTGCTTGGGCGGCTTCGGCCCATCGACCAGGGGCTTCCATTCATACCAGCCGTCCGCCGGCACCAAGATACGGCCACGGGCCGTCAGCAGCTTCCACGGCCAGGCGTTGGCGAGGATCTTATCCAGCCTCGCGTTTGACATGAGGTACTTCGAATTGTGCGGGCGCCATCCCCAGTGTAGGCGCTCCAGTTCGAAGTCGCCGGCTAGGCGATGCATTGCCATGGGGCGCGTGCCCGGGGGGATGTTGTAGAGCGGGCCGGCTGGGTCATCGAAGACGCGGCGAGGGTTGGGAAATATGCGCTCTACGCAATCGAGCGGCCCGGATTTTTGGACGATGCGACCGCACATGATGTGCCCCGACCAGATCGGCGTAATGTCGAGCGGACTACTAGAATTTGTCGCAGCTTAGAGGCCTACCGGTGCTACCTACTCCTGAAATCTGGGACGAAGGCCTACGGCAGCGGCAAATCGCTGGCCAAACTCGGTGACTCTGAGAATGCCGTGCACGAGCACGACCTTCTCCGTTTCTGGGTCACATTGTGCACAAGCGCGTTCATATTCAGGACGTTCCTTTGTCCACTCATATGCGTCCTCAGTCGCATAAGATCGCGTGAAATCCACTTCGACCAAACCGAGCCGGATCCAGTTGTCAATCATCATTCCGAGCCCGTCCTGTTCGACAGGCGTTCCGGCGCGATGGAGGCTTGTGAGGTATCGGACGATGGTTCGCTGGGCGCCGGGCTGGATGCTCTGTTCGTTGGGTAGTGGCATCTCCTTCCGAATTCGAGCAATAGCTTGCCCGTCAGTCTTCAGGAACACCTTCAGGAGCCCGGCTTCGCGGCTAGTGAGTTGACGAATTATCTCAACGAACGCTGGGTGCGCAGAGTCTTGCGGTGTTCTGCCATCCATTGACGTAGCCAACAAGGAGAGATACATGCTTTCCAGGCTCTGTTCCTCATGGGCAAAAGCGAGCCCTTGCAACGCTTGGGCGGCAACTGCTGGCGCGGGGTCGCGCAAGGAGTCCGGCGGTATGTCCTGGGCCTGAGCCTCTAGCCTTTTCCCGAAACTGTTGGCGAAATAATCTCGAGCTTTGGAGACCGCGAAATTGACCGCTGCCAAAGGCAGCAGGCAGGTCTCTATTGTTTGGGCCAAGGTGCGAGCGCTTCGTCCGAGGCTCAGGCCTGTAGCCTTGACGTCGGGCGAGTCAGACGCAGCCTCTAAGGCCTTGTCGGCTACAGCCGCCCACGTTTGACTGATAACAGGGACGAGTGCGGAATCACTCGGTTCTTCATGACTCGATTCGGCCTGTTCCGACAT